CCCCCCCTGGACCCCCCGACCCCCTGCGCGACCCCCGCCCCTCCCGTGAAATCAATTACCCCTCCCCTCTCAAGAACGTCTCCATTTTCCAATTGACCAAAAGAGGCGGTAGCCACCCAGGGGGGACGACTGATTTGGTCCTATTGCCCCAGCCTCCTCTTAATCTCCTCCGACCAGGCGCTTTTAACCTCAACTTCACCCTCCAATCGTGCTATTTCTTCGCCCACAATGAGCAATTCATGTGCTAAATCGGCAACATCCATCTCGTCCATCAGTCCAAACGTGCTTTGCTCTTCCATGTTTATCTCCCAGTTTTATCCCACATGCCAAAGCGACAGGTGGGCGGCAGATTGGAGGGTAGTCCTGAAGTGCGTCAGAATATGTCGCAAGTCGTCAAGCGATCCAAGGAGCTGTTTTTAGCCTTCATATGCCCATCAGCGTCAATGCCACCTGGGACGAGAAGCGCAGATAGCAATCCAACGATGTAGACATCGCATTTCAACAGAGTTGAGGGTGATGCCCATATCCTTGCCTGCCTTGCTCCGAGATCGTGCCTTTAAGCGGCATTTAAAGATTAGATGGCTTTTGCCGTCCCACACCATCCCCCTCGGGGGGTAAGGGGGGTTGTTTTTATTCTTTTATCTTCTTATGGGTTTGGTTCTGGGTAGCTTTGCGGATAGGTTAGCGTTAGCTATCCCAGTAGGTAACCCAGTAGGTTCCGTTAAATTGACATGAGAACTCCATGTTAACAACTGGTTACGCCTGCTTACCCTGCGGATCACCCCAAAAACACCCCAATTTACCCCCTTCGTCACATCGGATGATCGGTGCATGTTCGTAACCCAGAGCTAACCGACAGCTAACCCAGTTGGTTCTTTACCCAAAGATGCCCCCGGTACCCTTCCCATGACCCCCTTCCCGAAAAATTTTCTTACCCCCGTTTTTCCCTCCAACAATTATTTTGACTGCATTCAACTTTGTTGTTGCAATCATCCAACTTTGTTGGTAGAAAGGTTCCACACGAATCGACACCGTGTTGGTGGGGCCGGGTGAGTTGAATTTTCAGGCAAGGGTGATGGGGCTGTCCCTGATCCGCTTGCCCGGCATTTTAAGGAAGATGAAGCATGAACGTCTGCAAGAAGTGTCACCCGCTGAAGCGGTTTTTCTGCATCATCCCTTGCCCTGCCGTTAACACCGAGCCGGATAAGGTTAAAAAGGAGTGGGCAACGACATGAAGCTGGTAAAGCCCGGATTCACAATTGACATGGACGGCTTGACCCCGAGCCAGATCCTCACCAAGCTTGAGCGCATTGGCCGGCTCAGTCATCAGTCAGAGGACAAAATGACCGAGGGCTCCGCCGAGAAGTTCATAAGCAAGTGGGCGATTCAGCACGGGCATGAAAGCATCCTCCGCCATCACAGCATTACGGTGCGGATCGTCTGCAATCGGGCTGTCTCCCATCAGCTTGTGCGTCACGGCCTGGCTCACTTTCTACAGGAGTCCCAGCGGTACTGCTGCTACAAGGGGCATGTCACCTTCGTCGTCCCCCAGTGGGCAAACATCGAGTCCGGGCAGTTCACCCGAGAGCAGGACATCAAACTGATCCCCCCCTCCAATGGAGCGCGGGTGTGGGTCCGGTCGATGTTCAATGCCGAGGAGTCTTACCACGATCTGCTGGCCTGCGGGCGCCCGGCGGAAGAGGCGCGGGGAGTTTTGCCAAACGATGCCAAGACCGAGCTTGACCTGACGGCGAACTTGGAGGAGTGGCGCCACATTTTCAAAGCCCGGACGTCCAAACACACTGACCCGGCTGCCCGCGAGATCATGGCCCCCATGCTGGACCAGTTCACATATCTGCTGCCGGCCATATTCAGCGACATCATTCCTTTCCGGGGTTAACCGGGTCCCCGCTCTGCTTCGGCATCGGGCTTGCGGAGTGCATTGTGCCGGCCATTCCGGCAGGCGCTCCAGTCCAGAGACTCACTGGGTTATCAACCGAGGACGAACCCGTGACCTACTGGTGCAGCGGGCAGGAAGCTAGGTCAACCCTTACAATTTATCAATGTCCACGCTGCCCAGGCTAACACGGTGGGTCCAACTTTTTAGAGGCAAGAGCCCAATGGAAGCAGAGAAAAAACAAAACCCTTGCTTGGGACAAAAATACAGCACTGCGGTCTTCGCTCCGACCCGTGGCGAGGTGAAATATCTGGCTCTGAAGATGGTTTCAGTGATTAGAAACAAACGCTTTGAGACTGTTGCTGAAGCTTACAAGCGTAGGTTCCTGTCAACTCTTGAGCATATCGGTCATACACTCGATCCGACGAGCCCGCCATGCACGAATTGCCCGGCTATCACAGTTTATTTTTGTGGGAAATACGCACTTGAGTGTAGGGATTTCCTCAGATACAGCAACGGTGGGCGTGCTTACGATCCGAATAAAAGGCGAAAGCGTGTCCCGAAAGTTAACACCACATTTGATTCAACGGAGGAATTGTAATGGCTAATCCCGTAATGGAGCGCCGCATCGTTCGCGTCCTGGTTAGCAACGATGTCTTGCTGCAAGGCTTGAACCTCGGACCAGAGACAGTCCTTTGCCAGATCGTGCCAGCGGTTGATCGTTACGAGTTCGGGATGCAACACTGGCTGTTCTTTGCCGATCCTTCTTTCCCGGTGAACGAGCGTGGCTGCTTGGTACGTGAGTACCGGATGCTCTGCACCGACAACGACGAGGGCGGCAGGGACATCGAAATGGTGCCGGCATGACGACAGTGGCGTGGGACGGCAAGTTGTTAGCTGGAGACAGGCTGTGCTGCTTTGGTGGCACTCCGGTTGTCACAACAAAGGTCTTCGCCCTGAATGGGGTTCTGATCGGGACCGCTGGCCTGAAGGTCGATGGAATCCTGTTCCGCGAGTGGGTCGAGAAAGGCAGACCCGCAGACAAAAAGCCTGTAGTTGGCGACAACTTTACCGGCTTATTGGTAGAGGCATCCGGGGAGCTGATTTACTATGACGGCCCGAAGTTGGTGCCAGTTCCGATGCCCGCCGGGCAGAGATGGTCCTTGGGAAGTGGCTGCGATTTTGCGCTAGGCGCTATGGCCGCCGGGGCGAGTGCGATACAGGCGGTAGAGATAGCCTGCGTGCTTGACGTTAACACGGGTCTGGGAGTGGACTATGTGTCACTCTAGCTGCCCCTACGAATACCGATTTAGCGGTGACTGTGGCCGAACGGCGATGCAAAACACCCCCCTTGCCCATTGCTACACCCCGAAATGCCAAGGGTGCGGCGAGGAAGGCTGTGAAATAGACGAGATTTACGGGCTGTGCAATGCCTGCTGGGAAAAGGAGCGAGAGCTATGAAAAAGATGACCGCTGAAGATGTCGCCAACCTGGCCCAGTTCGTCCAGGTGGCGAGGAAGATGATGGAGGAAAGGTTCGGGGATCTTGGCCTCAAGCTGCTGGACCTGGATCTCGGGATAAGCGGCAACAAGAACGTGATCGTCATCCCCGGCGCCGAACGGTACTTCCTCACTGGCACCGTTGCTCACCCGATGAGCCAGAAGTTCAAGGAGTTCCGGGTGGACTTTGCCATGAGCATCGGGGACACGACCATTGACACGGTGGCCGGGATCGTCAATGACGTGGTGACGAAGACGGCGCCGAGTTTCAAATGACACCCCAGACCTTGAATGAGTTCCTGGACGCCATCTATTCGGCCACGAATGAGTTTCGGCGCACAGGAAAGGAGCCGAAGGCTATTTACCTGGGAAGCGAGACCCGCCATCGGTTCTATTCTGACCCTTTGGTGAGAAGTTACCTGACGGCAGCATCACCCGCCGTACAACGCGACGAAATATGTGGTATCCCGGTCTTCAGGGTGAACGATAAGGAGCATTTCAATGTCGGGTAGTCTGAAGCTGTCTCTTCCTCTCACTGTGACACTTCCGCGCAAGACTAAGGCGGACAAGGTATTCATCCTGAACCTCAACAACTACCGTAACACGCATCACATGACGCTGAACCAGGCCAAGGTAAAGTACAAAGAGCTGATATATGAGTTGATGCTGACGAGATCAGGAAAGTATGTAGCACCTATCTTGCCTCCGCCTCCGTATCTGTTCACCTACACCGTCTTCCCTGGCAGCATGAGGACGTTCGATGTTAACAATGTGTGCAGCATCATCGACAAGTTCGCAGCCGACGCATTGCAGGAACTAGGAATAATCAAGAACGACAACTTCAAATTCATCCCCGAGAGTGTCTTTAAGTTCGGGAGCGTGGATAAAGACAATCCGAGATGTGAGTTGGTTGTAACTCCGCTCGCCTAAAGCCGCAACTTAGTTGAATTAATGCAACAATAAAGAGGGGGTGATCTGACTGGTATCAATCCTGGTAGTTGGAGTGGGCTTATCGTTGGCCCAGGTGTCCGTGGTGTCCGCCGCCGCGCATCAGGTAGGGATCGTAGTGCTGATCGAGGAGCGAGAGCAACCGACCATCATGTTGTCCATGCCGGCCCTTCCTGTTGGGTGCTACGAGCCAATCCTTTGGGACGAAGAGGATTCCCCCGAGTGCCATCCGGCCCATCCGTTGGGCGATCATGCCGATCATGCCAAGAGGCATGTGATTTGGGATTACGGCTAGGGCAAGAGAGCCGAACGGGGCTTAAAAAGATCCTACTGACCCAATCCACGATCAAGCCGGCGGGGGCAATCCTCGCCGGCACAGGGATAAATCATGGCTCCAAAGAAAGAAAAATCGAACGTGTTAACTGGGCTGGATCTCTTGCAGGCCAAGACCCCTTCCGGCCAAAAGAAAACCCCGCCGCTGATCCCGGTTCAAGAGGCTCTAGTAATCCAGGGAGTGCTTGCCGGGAAGAAGCCAGGCGAGGCCGTGGCTGACGCTGGGTACGGCTTCAACAAGAAGAACGCCGAGGCATTCGGCAAGAACCTTGTGGCGAAGCACACGGATGTTAACGGCGCCCTGATAGCAAGCCTTGAGAGTGTCGGGGTCAATCTGGACTTCCTCACCGGGAAGATTAAGGAAGGCATGGGTGCCAGCAAGCCGCTCATGGTTGGAAAGACCAAAAGCAAAGACGGCACGGAGGAGATGGAATACGCGAATACCCCCGACTATGCAACTCGCCACAAGTACGTTGAGACGGTACTTGACATCCTACCTGGCGCCCGAGCTGCCAAGAAGATTGAGGTGACGCAGACGACATTTGAACAGAAGGCGGTCCTGGTTGCCGATATGCGCGAGAACCCGAAGGACGTGATGCTGATGATGGAAAGGATGCTTGAGATGAAGAGGACCAAAACCATTGAGTGAACTCCTCGCCAAGATAGAAGCGATGACCGAGGAGGAGCTGCTTGACCACATCTCCCATCTGAGGCTCACCGTTGATTTCCCCTTCTTCGCGTCCAGGCTGCTCAAAGTGCAGACGATGAAGGGCAAGATTGTGCCGCTAGAGCTGAACTATCCGCAGCAGCTCCTTCATACGATCATCGAAGACCACATAAGGCCGAAAAGACTCGTCCGCATCGTTGACCTCAAATCTCGACGCATGGGACATTCAACATATTTCTCCGGGCTCTTCTACCAGAAGGCTAGCCGCATCCACAACCGCTATGCCGTTCAGATTACGCATGAGCCGGAAGCGACCGACACCCTTTTCAAGATGGTCAAGAGGTTCTTCAGTTTCTCCCCTACCAGCGAGCGCCCGGAAACGCTCTACAACAACACGAAGCTGTTGGAGTTCAACAACAAGGACGGCAGGGGGCTCAACTCCGGCTTCCGAGTTGCGACCGCCGGCAAGGAGGACTTTGGTTCAGGTCAGACGATCCACTACGCCCACCTTTCCGAGACGGCCAAGTGGGACCAGGGGACCACCAAGAGCCTGTTAACGTCACTCCTACAGACCGTCCCGGACGAAGACGACACAATGGTTGTCTTTGAGTCAACCGCCAAGGGTATCGGCGGGGAGTTCTATGACCGCTTCTGGGGCGCTCGCTTCCGCGTCTGGATCAAGCGTCTGGACGCTGACGGCAAGCCGGTCATTGAGGACACGATCAACGCGACCGCCGACCTGGACAACATCTACACGTCCCTGTTCTTTCCCTGGTTTGTCTTCCCCGACTACGTGATAACCCCGCCATACGACTTCGTGTTAACGCCGAAAGAGGCCGGGATCAAAGCGCAGTACGGGCTTTCGGATGCTCAAATTTACTGGCGCCGCCGGACCATCGCCAACAAGTGTGACGCCAACGAAGACATCTTCAACCAGGAGTACCCGGCCACACCCGAACATGCCTTCCTTGGATCTGGCCGGCCATGCTTCGACAACGCCAAGCTGCTCTTGCAGAAGGACGCCGCCCCTCCTCCGATAGCACGTTACGAGTGCCTGACTTCAACGGGCAAGTGGCTCATCAAGAACGATGGCCGGCTGTCAGTATGGGAGGAGCCCCGAGTCGGAGACGCCTACATCATATCCGCAGACGTTGCGGAAGGTTTGGAGAAAGGCGACTTCTCAACTGCCGATGTCATCAACCATCGTACAGGGGACCAGGTGGCGCAGTGGCACGGGCACATCGACCCTGACGAGTTCGCATCAATCCTGAGTTCTCTCGGAATCCGGTACAACGTGGCCTTGCTCGCGCCCGAGCGGAACAACCACGGCCTCATGGTAGTCAACAAGCTGATGTATACCCACAACTACCCGCGCATCCATTGCGAGATGGTTCCCGACCCTCCTGGCAAGCCACGGAAGAGGTTTGGGTGGGTCACTGATAAGAAGACCCGGCCTTTTATCATAGACAACATGATAGCCGAGGTGCGTGAGGGTTCGCATGGTATCAGGTGCGCGGCGACGTTCGAGGAGATGATGGCCTTCAAGATCCAGAACAACGGCAGAATGGAGGCAGATTCAGGACGTTTCGATGACCGGGTTATCTCTATCTGTATAGCAAAGCACCTCCGCCAAGTTCTTCCCGTACCGCGTCAGATTCTACGGAATAAACGCCCATCTGGAGCGACAGGCGGAACCAAGAGCAAGCCTAACGCTAAGGGGTGGACGTGAGCTTTATAACGAGAAAATGGGTCATTCCCGACTATGACCTGAAAAGATTGGAGCTACCAAGACATGGCGCCCATGACTTTCTTGCCAAGATCGGAGTTAACGTGGATCGGCAATATGATAGCTGGCCGGACCTTTGCCGCATGGCGACAGTCGTACACTAGCGGGTTGCACTCCTGACCCCTGACGAGATTCGCCCGATAGAAAGGAAGATTCTGGAGTCGATCATCCAGGATGAAGTTATGTGGGTATATTCACAGGGAATCGAGCGGTGCGGCGGATATTTACGGGTGATGCCCCAGATAGAGTTTTCGGTCTTTGAGAAACCTGGACCGCCTAGCCTCACTATGCTCATGCCCAGAGAACTAAAGATAGAAGAAATGCAACTGGTGCATAGATTTGAGGTGGTTTCCCTCTTGGTCGCCATTGACGAGGACAGCCTAGAAGTCTATTGGGGCAGAAAAACATCTTAGTTGTTTGACACGCTCCATAATGTTGTGGTAACTGAACCTCATGGCAAAAATTGTAAAGCTTATCGAGCTGATAAAGCAGCTACACGCAGACAAGTTTACGGGTTCGATTACCGTCAACTTCGGTCAGGGCGGGATCAACGACATCGAGAAGTACGAGAAGATAAAGTAGTGCTGGTGTAGCTCAGTTGGTAGAGCGGCTGCCTTGTAAGCAGCATGTCGCAGGTTCGATGCCTGTCATCAGCTCCATTTAAATTTCTGGATTCTGCAACCGCCTCGCAAGGGGAGTGAGCGCAAGGCCGGATGATTTGACGTTAACACGTCAGTCGTCCGGCCTTTTTTATTACCTGGAGAACTGCTTGATCCAAAACGGCACACCAGCCCTCGGCATCATCCCCTTCAAGGGCGTAAGGCAGCTTGAAGAGGAGAAGACCGCCAAAGCTACTGCGGCATATCAGGCGCAGACTGCAACGGCGCAGCCGCAGTACATCAGCGCCCTCTCGGGATACATCGAGAAGTGCTGGGCGTCCGCTCGTCAAGCAAAGCAACTCCCCGAGCGTCAGATGATGCGGAACCTCCGGCAGAGGAACGGGATCTACGAAGCCGACAAGATGGCAGCAATCGCGCAGATGGGCGGTTCGGAAGTCTACATCCTCCTGACCTCGACCAAGTGCCGCGCTGCCGAGGCGTGGGTTAACGACATCCTTCGCCCGGTGGGTGAACGCCTTTTCGGGATCAAGCCGACCCCTATTGCCGAACTCTCCCCGGAAAGAGTTGACCTGATCTATCAGGACGCATCGGCGGTCTATGACGAGGTGATGAGCCAGGCTCAAGCGTTGGGCCAAGAGATCGACCGCACCCAGCTTCAGCATGAAATGCGTGAGTACCTGGAAGAGTCCCACGACAAGGCACTGAAGCAGATGCAGGAAGAGGCCGAGGAGCGGGCCGAGCGTATGGCCGTCAAGATTGACGACCAGCTTGCCGAGGGCGGGTGGTACGAGGCTTTCTGGGCATCCATTAACGACCTTATCACCCTGAAGGCGGGCATCATCAAGGGTCCGGTGCTCCGCAGGAAGAAGGTGCAGGCGTGGGTGCAAGACTCGGAACAGGGTGGGAAGTGGGTAGTCAAGGCGGTTGACAAGATCATCCCGACCTTTGAGCGCGTGAGCCCGTTCGACCTCTACCCGGCGCCCGACTCCCGCAGCCCCGACGATGGATACCTGATCGAGCGCCATGAGTTAACCCGGTCTGACCTGCAAACCCTGATCGGCGTCCCTGGCTACAGTGAGGCGGCGATACGGAAGGTCTTGCAGCAGTACCCCAACGGCTACCGCAACACCTTGCCCAACGATGTCGAGCGGGCGCGTGTCGAGTTCTCCGGCAATACCGAGTACACGACCCACGGCGAGAAGTTGGAGGCGCTGGAGTTCTGGGGTGCAGTGCAGGGCCGGATGCTCATCGAATGGGGCATGAAGGATGGCATCGACCCGGATCTTGATTACGAGGTTAACGCCTGGAAGATCGGCAGCTACGTCATAAGGGCAATCCTCAACCCTGACAAGCTGGGCCGCAAGCCGTACTCGGTTGACTCTTTCGAGCGGATACCGGGCTCCTTCTGGGGCAAGGGCATCCCTGAACTGATGGGCGACCTTCAGGACGTGTGCAATGCACTGGCAAGGGCAATCGTGAATAACGCGGCCCTCGCCTCCGGTCCCCAGGTTGAAGTTAACTTGGATCGAGTGCAGTCGGATTCGGATGCGATCTGGCCCTGGAAGATCTGGCAGTCAACGAATCAGCAGATGTCGGAAGCCCCGGCTGTACGGTTCAACCAGCCGACCATCATCGTTGAGCCGCTTCTGAGGGTCTTCGACTTCTTCGCCACACTTTCAGAGGACCAGACCGGCGTACCTCGCTGGGCGTTTGGCAACTCGAATGTGGGCGGTGCCGGATCGACCAGCTCCGGCTTGTCCATGCTGATGACTTCAGCCAGCAGGGGGATCAAGGAGTTGATCTCTCACATCGACAACATGGTGGCAGGCGTCATCTCCCGCACCTACGACTACAACATGGTCTACGACGAAGACGAGAGGATCAAGGGCGACTGCAAGACTGTTGCTCGCGGATCTTCGGCCCTCCTCGCAAAAGAACAGTTGATTCAGCGCACCAATGAATTCCTGGCCGCGACGAACAACCCGACCGACCTTCAGATTACCGGAATCGAGGGCAGGGCCGAACTCCTCAAGGTGGCCGCGCAAAACATCGGGATCGACGTTTCAAAGGTCATCCCCGACAAGGCCGGGCTCCAGGCGCTTGTTGAAAAGATCGAGGCGCAGCAGGCCGCCATGATGCAGCAGAGCCGGCAGGCATCCGGGGGTGCATCTCCCCCTGGAGGAAGTCAGCCGGGAAGCGGAATGGTACCGGGCGCAGCTCCGCAGACGTTGGACAACGCAGGTAATCCGGCGGGCGGAACCGATGTTAACACGTTTCAGAATCAGCCAGGAGTAACGCCGGGATGATGCACACCAGCGACATCGCCACACTCCGGGCCTTCGGAAATCTCAAGGATGGCCCAGTGAGGGCGTTCATAAAGTCTGCACTGGCCGAAATCGACGGCTCATTGCGGCGGGTGACAGGTGATTCGTATCGGACATTGCAGGGCCAAGCTCAAGTTTTAGAGGAGATGGCCGCGATGATGGACGATTCGGACGCTTTGATCGCCAAGGCAAGAAAACTGGCAGCACCGCAGTCAAGGCAGTTCTGACCGAGCCAACGTGCCGGTAAATCGAAATGCGCCAGCCATTGAGCGGCGCGGAGGAAACGATGGGAAAACGCTTTATGTCCCCGGCTGATCGAGCCCAGGCAAAGATTGACGAACTGAGTGGCGTCCCGGCAGAAGCAGCACCGGGCCAGCCGGAAGGAACCGAGCCGCCCATTGAGGCGAGCCCTGAACCGTCCGTAGTCGCTCCTGAAGTCGTTCCGCCCCCGGCGCCGGTTGAAATCTCGGAAGGCACTTTTAAAGCACGGTGGGAAACCTTGCAGGGGATGTACCGGACGCTGAATGAGGAGAAAACGTACCTAGTAGGCCGCGTTAACGCGCTGGAAACGCAAATTGCCAGCTCGTCCAGCATGGCAGCTCCCGAGCCCGGCGCTCCTGCTGCAAAAGGAGTAAATGAACTTCTCGACCTGATTTCCGATGGTCTTGGAGCGGACCTGGCGGGCCAGATCCAGCAGCTCATCCAGCAGTCCACGTCAAGCCAGATGGCTCCGGTGGCCCAGAGGCTTGAAACTGTCGCTACCGACAACCTCAAGACTCGCCAGGACACCTTCGAGTCTTCGCTGACCGCAAGGGTGCCGGGGTGGAGAAACATGCACGGAAGCCCCGCCTTCGAGCAGTGGTTGCACTCCAAACGGGAACAGTTCTCCGGCTTGAGCTACTTCGACTGCTTCACCAGGGCGAACAACGATTGGGATCTGGAAGGGCTTGTCGGCATTTTCAACAGCTATGCCCCGCCGGCCCCGCCGGTTGTCCCTCCCCCGCCGGTAGTAGATCCGAGGCTTGGCCTTGTTGCCCCCGGCAGGGGTGGCGGCAGCGGAGTCGTGGAGCTGGCCCCGACCGAACGCTTTTTCAAACAGTCCGAAGTCAACGCCTTTTACAAGGATGTGACTCTCGGCAAGTACCGTGGCCGCCCGGCGGAAGAGGCGCAGATGGATGCCCTCATCAATCAGGCAAACATGGCCGGCAGGATTCTCCCCGGCTAAACCTCCAACCAATAAGGATTTAAAAAAGGAGCAACTTGTATGAGCTTCGTAGGCAGAGCACCGGGACAGCCGGACTATTCGAGCGCAGGGGCGGGGCGTTACACCCCCCAGATTTACGCCCAGAAGACCCTCATCAAATTTTACCTGACAACCGTTTTCGGTGAAATCGCAAACACCGACTACGAGGGTGAAATCACCAAAATGGGCGATAAGGTCATCATCCGTACCGTACCGGACGTGACGATCCGCGACTACGTGCGCGGCCAGGATCTCAACTACGAGACACCTGACGGCGCCGATGTCGAGCTGGACATCAACAGGGCCAAGTATTTCGCCCTCAAGATCGACAGCATCGACAAGCTTCAGATGGACATCAACATGATGGACAAATGGAGCGAGGACGGCGGCAAGCAGATGGCAATCGTCATCGACCGGGATCTGCTCTCCAACATCTACCTGGATGCGGACGCGCTCAACCAGGGGGCAACGGCTGGTGCCGACTCCGCCTCCTACAACCTGGGGACCGCCGGGGTCCCGCTCACCGTCACCAAGGACACCGCAATCGACGTTCTCATGGACGCCGAGGCTGTTCTTTCCGAGCAGAACGTGCCGGAAGACGAGGAGCGGTGGATCATCCTTCCGACCTGGATGTGCAACCTGCTCCAGAAATCGGAACTCCGCAGGGCAGACGGCGCCGGTTCGGCAACCAACCAGGACACCCTCCGCAACGGGAAGCTGGGCAAGATCGGTCAGTTCACGGTCTACCGCAGCAACAACGTCTACAAGTCCGGCGGGAACTCCTACATTCCCTTCGGCCACAAATCGGCTGTCACCTTCGCCTCGCAGCTCGTAGAGACGGAGACACTGCCGCACCCGACCGCGTTCGGTCAAATCATGCGTTCCCTGAACGTCTACGGTTACAAGGTCGTCAAGAAGCCGGCCATCGGCGTCATCGTCGCCAAGAAGTAACCCCGAGTTAACATCCAACCCCCCGTCAGAAATGGCGGGGTTCTTTCTGGCCTAAAAGGAGTAACCAGATGGCGAAATATACCGCTCTCACCTCGCAGAAGAACATTCCGACCTTGGAGGGAGCGAAGCCGACCCTCTCTAATGCCTCGTTCTACCTGCAAAACACCGTCTACATGAGCACCACGCCGCACGCAGCCGGCGGAGCGCTGCTGACGGTCAATGACGTTGTGCCGCTGATCGACCTGCCCGTAGGGGTGATGCCGGTTCGCGCCTGGCGCCGCGTCCTTACGGCCAATGACGGCGCTGCTGCCGCAACCATCGACGTGGGCGTCTACAAGTCGTCCGACGATTCCGCGGTTGACGCTGACGGCCTGATCGCTGCCGCTGATGCCAAGGCGGCTGCCGGAGTTACCACCCTCGGCGCAGGGGCGATGCTCGCAACTGTCGGCTTCAAGCCCGCAGCCGAAGCAAGCTTCATCGGTGCCTCGATGGCTGTCGCTGCAACCGCAGCCTCGGTCGTCCCGAGAATCCAGGTCATCGTGGAGTGCGTTGCAGTCTAACCGAAAGGAGGGGGGTTAAGCGCCCCCCTCCCCTACCCTACCCAAGAAAGGGACCAGCAATGAGCAACGACCCCAAATACATTCGCCACAGACTCACGGGCGCAGTTTACGACTTCAACCCGGCAGCACTCAAGAGGTCCGAAAACGACTTCGAGCCCTATGACGGCCCCGAGAAAGAAAAGACCGCTCCTGTCTCGCAGGAAGGGGCCGAGGAGCGGGCCGCTGCAATCCTGGCCGCAGTAAAAAGCATCGACCCTGCCGCCTACTCCGCCGCTGCCGGTGGCAGGCCGGCAATGCCCAAGGTGGGCGCCATATCCGAGATCGTGAAGTTCAAGGTATCCGGCGATGAAGTCGCTGCCGCCGTCCTCGCGCTGATCGAGCCCAAGGAGTAATCACCATGTCCACGGTTGGAAGCATCTTTTCTGAAATGTTGCCGCGTCTGTCCAAGTCGGATCTATCCGTCTCCTTCATTGCGGCGATGCAGACAACCGTGGATGTCCTGGTGCGGAGACTCTGGGTTAACAAGTCCGACCTCCTGGCCGCGCCGATGACGCCTGTCGCGGTGCTGGCCGGGAGTGCATCTTTCCCCCTCCCTACCGACCTACTCGGGCTTAGGGAAAACCCTTATATGACCATTGAGGGACAGCCGGGAAGAGAATTGGCCCCCCTCCCTCCGGGCAGGCGCTATGCGTTCACTCAGCAGGGTACACCCGAATACTACGAAGTCCTTGGTTCGACGTGCTGGTTATTCCCAACCCCCAGCGCAAACGTATCCATCAAGGCTATGTATAACCAAGATCCTCCCAAGTTAACAGGGATGGAAAGCACGATTCCCTTCAACGGGCTCTTTGATCCAGTTATCAAGGATGCGGCTCTCCAGATAGGAAGCCAGGGGGTTTTCGTTGTGAGTACGCCCGTTTTTGAAACGATGGTCCGTAACTTCGTTGACCAAATATTACAAATTCGCAATCCGAAAAATATCAGTTTTTTCCACTCACCTACCGGCAGACAGTCGAGGTGGTAACAGTCGCACCGGAGGGATAAATAATGGGCACGATCACAGCACAGATAATTTCCGACAAAGCATCGCTTCTCTTGCTGGATGAAACCCATGTCCGGTGGACCGCCCCCGAGATGATTGGGTGGATCAACTCTGGCATGAAAGAGATAGTGCTTCAGAAGCCGAACAGCCTCACGGCCAACACTCTTTGCACTCTGGTTGCAGGGACCAAGCAGACCATCTTTGGCAATACCGGCGCAGATGTCGGCATTTCTCTCCTTGAGGTGGTTCGGAACATGGGAGCTGCTGGAGCTGTTCCCGGCAAAGCGATCACCGGCATTGACCGCAATATCCTCGACACAATCAACCCGAGTTGGCATGTAACCGGAGCCGCCGCAGAAGTCTTGCATTATTCCGTTGATATGCGCGACCCCAAGACCTTCTACGTTTTCCCCGGACAGTTGGCGGCAACCACTCAGAAGTTGGAGATAGTAATCAGCGTCAGTCCTCCGACGATATTGATTGGTGCAGTCATTCCCCTGGATGATGTCTATGAGTCGGTCCTTATCGACTATGTGCTCTACAGGTGTTTTTCCAAGGACAGCGAACACACTGCGAACATGCAGCGGGCCGATTACCACTACAAGGCGTTCATGTCTGCCCTCGGGGTCAAGACTCAGGGCGAAATCGCATTTGCCCCTTCTATGCGATATTCCAAGGAGCCTAAACCGCAAGGAGCGCAGCAGTAATGCGGATCTCGCTCAACATGTTCGGAGGGATGGCGCCAAAGGTGGCGCCTCACCTCCTGCCGGAAGCCGCAGCTCAAAACGCGACCAACTGCCGGTTCAGATCGGGCGCCTTGGAGCCGTTGCGGGATAAGGTACTCGACTCGGCATTGACCAAGGCGGGCGTGCTGCTGTCTCTCTTCCGGTACTGGGCGGCGTCCGTCTGGTTCTGCTGGACGACTGACGTTAACGTGGTGAACTCGCAGATTGCTGGTGATCCTTGGGCGAGGGTCTACTTCACAGGAGACACGTTGCCCCGGATGACCGCGAACGATGTCGCTGTTACGGGGGGGACCGACTACCCGGTAGCGGCTTACACCCTCGGCCTCCCCGCTCCCCTGTCTGCTCCTTCTGCTGACCCGGTTGCCATCCCCGCCTACAACCCGGCGCTGACCTATGCAGTCGGCAGTCTGGTGAATTACGATGGGGAGATTTACCTTAACTCGGTGGCAGTAGAGGTGGCGGAGGAGTGGACGGCGTTCAAGTGGTCGAGCATTGACCCCTCTACCATCGAGTCTCGGGCCTACATCTATACCTACGTTTCCGCGTATGGCGAGGAAGGTCCACCGGCAAACGCCTCGGCAGTCATCGACGTTAACCCCGGACAGTCAGTGACGGTCGCCGGTATGTCAACGGCTCCGGCTGGCAGCTTCAATGTGACCCAGAAGCGCATCTACCGCACGAACACGGGTAGCAACGGGACCGAATATCAGTTGGTCGCAACGATTCCTGTTGCCCAGGTCAGCTACGCCGATTCTATCCTTGGGGATTCGCTGGGCGGAGTCCTTGTGAGCCAAACATGGGTGGCCCCCCCGGCTACTCTCCAAGGGCTTATCTCCTTGCCGTGCGGATCTCTTGCGGGGTTCACTGGAAACGAGGTCTGTTTTTCCGTCCCCTACGAGCATCACGCCTGGCCCCTTGATTACAGGGTTTCGGTGGATTACCCGATTATCGCAATTGGAGCCTTCGGGAATTATGTGCTGATTGCTACCGCCGGAACGCCTTATGTGATAGTAGGACAAGACCCTTCAAGCATGTCGCAGCCAGAGCGAATAGAAACGGGTCTATCCTGTGTTTCAAAGCGCGGGATGGTGGATATGGGGGATGGCCTACTCTATCCCACACCTGATGGCCTCCAGCTCGTTGCTGTCGGCAAGTTTGAGATAGTCACGGAGTCGATCCTTTCAAATGATGATTGGCAGGCGATGAATCCTTCATCCATTACTGCTTTCTTGTGGAACGGGAAGTATGTCGCCTTCTACAATAACGGCGCGAGTGGCGCCTTCATCTTTGACCCTGCGACAAAGGATTTCACCAACCTTGGCGTAACTGGCATAACGGGTGGGTTCACTGACCTGAAGACCGGGAAGCTCTACCTCGTCTCGGGCCAAAACGTCTACGCATGGGACGGCGGCGGGAATCTCACGTTAATTTGGAGATCCCGGCCCTTCTATGCAGAGAGGGTAGTTAACCTGGCAGCGGGTCAGGTGTTCGCTACGGCATACCCGGTGACATTGAAGCTGTACGCTGACGGGGTGCTGAAGCACACCGCTACGGTCGCAAACAACCAGCCCTTCCGCCTCCCCTCTGGCTATCTGGCCTTGGTGTGGGAAACGGAGCTGCAATGTGCGGCAGGCCGCGTTAACGGCGTCAGGTTGGCAACTAGCGTCAGAGAGTTACAGCAAGATTAAGGAGGTCGTCGTGGCCGGAGCCGCTTGGTATAGATACAACACAGTAACCGTCACGCAGGGGAGCGCCAGCGTTGTCGGGGTCCAAACTTCCTTTCTCTCTCAGGTTTCGATTGGCGATCTCTTCACGGTGGACGGCACCAAGATCTACGAGATTTTGTCCGTTGTCGATGATACGCACATCACCTTGCAGACTGTCTACACCGGGGCGACAGGATCTACGGCCTACGGCATTCTGCGGAACTTCACCACGACCACTAACGCAGCCCTGGCCGCACAGCTTACCGCCCTGTTGGGTTCCTGGCAGACCCGCGAGGACCAGCAGAGGATCTGGCTTGCTGGCGCACTCCTGAGCGGTTATCGGAGCGACGGCACTCCCGCCAATCCAGCCGGGAACGATCCCCTGGCCGGTTATTACCCGATGTCCGATGCTGTCGGGGTGACGCGGTACATCCCCTGCCCGGCGTTGTTTACGAATGCGACTAAGCTCGGGGGCTTTGTTGCCTCCCAGACGCCTGGGGCGAATCAGATACTGGTAACATCTGCAACGGGCAGTGTGGAATTCAATGCCGTTGCAGGGCAGCACTTGATGCTGAAGCTCAATGCCGCCACAGATAAATACTCACAGTTGGGGTTTTATGAAGAAGGAGCCTTAAAGTGGAACATTTTCAATGACTATGCTAATGATTCACTTGCATTCGGGACTTCTGCTGGTGCAAAGGCTGTTCTTTCCGTCGGCGGTAATCTATCTGTTGGTTACACTGCGGATAGCGGAGCACGCATTCACTCGCAGGTTGCAAACATTGGAGATTCAACTCTGTGCCTAACACGCGCAGGCTCCTCCCGGTTCAATTTCGTACAAGGTATCGCTGGTGTAACTGGGGATGCTCTTATTCTTCGTGACACCACATTGGGCAGGGACTACCTTACACTACGAAGTGGAAATATACTGGTTGGTACGCAGACAGAGCTGAGCACAACCACAAAGTTACAGGTATATGGTTCAACAGGTATTAGTTTGGGTGCGGCAGGTGTAGGATTAGCAGGCGGTGCTACCAAGGGTGAAATATATGGCATAAATACAGCGTTCTCCACGTATAACGCATTAGGCTTCCGCTGCCAGTCTAGCCCACAATTGTTCTTGAACACAGCAGGAGAGGTGTTAGTTAATACTGACGTAAGTAATGGCTCAGGGGCTAAACTACAGGTTAATGGTAGCCTCACCGCTGTCGGCACCGTATCAAACAATACGGTAGGTAATGCAGTAGTAGGCAATTTTTACCAGACCAATATCTCAACGAACGCCGCAGGGACTGTAGGTTTACGCATTGGTTACGACTCTGTATCGGGTATGGGAGTTTTTGGGGCTTACGGTGAAGTAAATGCAGGACTCGCGTTTTACACAAAGGACGCAGGTAATAACAGTCTAAAGATGTCCTTATTGGCAAACGGAGGGCTAAACATAACTACTCAAACGTTTGCGTCTGAATCTGCGGCTATTACCGGAGGGTTAATAGCCGGAACTATCTACAAAACAGTAACAGGGGAACTAAGAATAAAACTGTAAGGAGTATCGAATGCCCGAAACAAATTACAAAGAATCAGCAGTTGCAGGGCAGAAATGGACGCGAGCCATAAGGGTTCAGATCGACAACCCTCTCAATGGCCAGCCTTCTATCATGTTTGTGGAAGAGGAGGCCATCAACTTTGGTGACAGCACCATCACCAATCTGTCTGGCAACCTCCATGCTCAGTTTGACTCAAGCAATCCACTCCATGTGGAGATTTACACGAAGCTGGATCAACTCTACACGCTGTTACGGGAAGTGCGCGATGCAGCCATAACCACTTAACTCAAAAGGAGAACTCACAAATGAATATCAGCCTTAGCCTTTCCATCGACCAGACAAACATCATCCTCGGCGCTCTCAGTGAGCAGCCCTTCAAAACCGTTTCGTCCACCGTCTCGGAGATCCAGCAGCAAGCGACCGCCCAAGTGAAGGCTGCCCAGGATCAGGAAAGGGAGCGACAGACGAGTGAGATCCTGGCAAGGGAACTTTACAAGCAGGAACTCGCCAAGGACCCGATACCCACCGAGGAGTAAGCCAAGTGGGGACCTATCTGAAAAACATCCTCATCGGGATCGACCAGCTTGTTAACGCAATCTGCCTGGGCGATCCCGATGAGACGATAAGCTCCCGTGTGGGTAAGCGCAGAGACGGCAATGAACGGTTTTGGGCCGGAGTGGTAGACCGGCTTTTTTTCTGGCAAAAGAAACATACCGAAAAGTCGATTGAACTGGATGAAGGCAAGGACCAACTGAAATAAAGGATACCCATGTCGGATTCTCCAAACATACCTACTCTTTCATCCAAGGTTGATCCAGAGGTAAAGAAAGCGTTCACCTCCCTGAAGTCGTGGTTTGAGAAGGTGGGCGGCGTCGTGTCGCCGTCCGATCTGACGGCTACGGGCCTCTTCAACCGTGGCCCGAATGGCACCCTCACGCCCAATGCCCCGTTCTTGGACATGACCATCCCGCCACAGATTACAGGACTCGCAGTGTCCGGCTCATTCGCGGCCATCATGTTAACGTGGGACGATCCCCGTTACAGGAACCTGGCATATGTCGAGGTGTACCGGGCGACTGTCAATGATCTTGGGCAGGCCGTCAGAGTCGGCACTACGCAATCCACTATGTACGCGGACCGCCCGCCGCAGTCGTCGCTTTCTGTTACCTACTACTACTGGGTGCGGATCATCAGCGTTGCCAATGTGACCGGCCCCTACAACTCAACATCCGGCACGCCTGGTTCAACTGCCAACGATCCGACCTATGTGCTGGAAGTCCTCACCAACCAGATCAAGGAGGGGCAGCTCTACGGCGACCTGGCATCCCGGATCGACCTGATCGACGCTCCAGGGACCGGGCTCGTTGACGCGGTGGATGTCATAGCGGACATGCAGATCAATCAGATACCTCTGCAATACAACGAGCTTTTTCTCGACCTGATGCGCGAAAAGAACATCTCCGACGCTACCGTGTACATTGATCCGGTAACGGGGGAAATCAGCTTGCTTGCCACGGCGAACGTCACAACAGAGGTTGAAGCAAGGATCACCGATCTTGAATTTAACATGGATGCCGAGGCTGGAAAGATCAGCATCCTCAACCAGATTGCCGTCTTCGACAGGGTAAGCGTGACGGATTTCAATACCACTGTTGAAGTCCTGAACGATGCAATTTCTCTCAAAACAACCACGTCCTACGTTGACACGGCTATGTTGAACATTGCCGACACTTTAACCCCGGCAGCTTCCGACTCGATTACGGGCGACGGTCCTTTTGCAATCATGAATCTGTTGCTCATGGGCAATAAGATGAACCTGGAGAGCCTGGCGCACAAGGCGAACATCGCCCAGGCCCAGTTTGACCTGCAAAGCAACGCTGACGCAATCAGCGCGGAAGCTACGGCAAGGCTGCTGCTGGCGGCTCAAGTGGTGGACGGCGACAATGTCAACGCCGCCGCTATCCTGGTGGAGCAGAACGCCAGAGCTGATGCCGACACTGCCGAGGCGGAAGCGCGGGAGATCCTTGCGACAAGGGTTCAGACCGCCGAAAGCGCCATTACCCAGATCAACACCGTCACTTCAACCAGCACCTCCGCGAGCGCGCAGGCACTTGCATCTCTCCAGACGGCTATTGCCGACCCGACTACCGGCCTCGCATCCAAGGCTTCCGTCGTGGGGCTCCAGACCGCCAACAGTACCCTTCTGTCTTCGGTGGCGCAGGCGCTCATGCAGACATCTACCACTCTCAACGGGAACACAACCACTGTTGAGACAATGGCGCAGTCTCTTGACGGTGTTAACGGCGAGTACGCCATCAAGATTGACGCCAACGGGGCTGTTGCCGGGATCGGACTGGTCAATGGTCCAAACGGTTCCGAGTTCGGAGTCCTTGCTGATCGTTTTTGGGTCATGTACCCCGATGCTCCCGAGCATAGCGCGGCTGCCACCTACAAGAAAAACGCCCGCGTTTCCTATGGGACGAAAACGGTCAACGAACAGGAAGTCCCTAAGCAGTGGCGGGCCATCGTAGACATCACGGCGCCCGAAGCCTGGAACCCTGCACACTGGGACGATGCGAACCTCTCTCCTTTCATCGTGGATAGCGAGTACGGCGTCATTTTCGACACGGCATATTTCAAAGAGGCGACGATCACGAGCGCAATGGTCGAAGACTTGAGCGCCGACAAGCTCACCGTTCCAGGGACCGGCACCATTTGGGAAGCGATCATCAACCTGGGGAAGATCACCAATGCCTACATTGGCGACTTTATCCAAAGCACCATTTACACGCCGGGATCGGTGGGATGGAAGATCGACAAGACTGGCGCGGTTGAGTTCAATGGGGGGGTGTTCCGGGGCAAAGTGGTCTTTGGGGCAGAATCGTCCGGCTATGGGAATCTCACGGACAAGCCGACATCTCTGGCAGACATCAGTACTGACGATGGCGCGGTGTTAACTTCGACTGCCAACTTCGTGTCTGCGACCTACCCTGACGACCAGATAGCGATTCAGGCACAAATCGACGGCAAGATCGAGACGTGGTATCAGGATGCGGACCCATCCCCGGCATGGACCACGGCAGCACTCAAACTCCAGCACAACGGGGACTTCTGGTATACCGTCACAGCTCCGAGAGTCTTGAAGCGGTACTCGAACTCTCCTGCTGGGTGGATCACGATAACGGATGACTCCGTGGTCGAGGCTGTATCGGCGGCGCAGCAAACGGCAAACAGTAAGCGGACTGTTTTCACGGCGCAGCCGGTAACACCGTACATTGTTGGCGATCTTTGGGCAGCCGGGCCTTTAGGCGACATCAAGAAGTGTAAGACCGCTCGCGCAACAGGTGTTTTCAATGCGGCCGATTGGGAGCTGGCGGCGAAGTATACGGACGATTCGACTGTTAACGCCTTCGTCTCTGGGACCTATGCCAACGATCTGGAAAGCCTTCAGGGGCAGGTTGACAGCAAGGTTGAATCGTGGTCGCAAGACGAAGACCCTTCTACTGCATGGACAACCGCCGAACTCAAAACCGCCCATACCGGAGATTCGTGGTACTCGCCTACAGCCAAAGAACTGAAGCGGTGGAGCGGTACGGTGTGGGGTTTAATCGACAACGCAACGGCGATAGCTGCGGCTCAAGCGGCATCGGGCGCACAGAGTACTGCTGACAGCAAAAGAACCGTGTTCACAGCCCAGCCTGTAACGCCGTACCTACAGGGGGATTTGTGGCTGACATCGCTTGTTACGGGGACCGGCGACATCAAGAAGTGCATCACGGCGAAGGCGTCAGGTGCCTACGTTGCCGCGGATTGGGTCAAGGCGGCTGAATACACCAAGGGGGCAAAGGCTGGAACTGACCTGGTGGACTCGGCGGGAACCCCCCTGACCGACGCACTTGTCATCACCAGCCAGGGAACTGCGGCAGATACGTCAGCGGTGAATGGGGTGGCTGCCACAACGGTACAAACGGGGGCGGCTGCCGGGGCGGCTGCGGCATCTACCGTCGCGGGGTGGACCAGGCCGGGCGAAACCACAATTGACGGCAACAAGATCTCCACCGCAGACGCCTACGTTGATACCCTTCAGATCAAGGGGCAAGCCGTTACATTCCCCGTGGCCGCTTCCGTTGCTACCGATTACGAGACTGGTACGGTGAGCGGGACATGGTATGGCGTGGGCGTGAGCGTAACAGTCGATGCATCTGCGGGGGTGTTCCCCGTCTGCATCACTGCACATCTTTACGGCTCTGTCCAGGCAAGCTATTCGGGTGTCGGTGCAGGAGTAGCGGTTGGATATGTAAGAGTTGAAAGATCAACCGACAATGTAACCTGGGCACAGGTGGGCGGATCTCCAATAGTCCCGTTTGCCGACGCATATGTCTCATATTACGGCGGGGATACGTCTGCGGTGACCCCGGCCTGCATAATATGCAAGGATACCCCCTCGGCTGCGGGGACTATTTATTATCGCATAGCAGTCAAGGTTGACAGCACGGGTGGCACTACAAGGTCATGCACTGTCAAGGCGAGGGGGCTTCTTGCAATAGGGGCTAAACGATGAATGTGGCAATCTATGACATTGAAACTGGGCGCATAAACAGGTTTGTATCATGCAATGTTTCCGCCATATCCATACAGGTGGGAGGCGGAGAAGAATTCTTCCTGAACTGCCCGCCCGAGACTACCCATATCGTTAACGGGGAGCCGAGGGTGGTTGCCCCTCTCCCACCGACAGTCGAGGTGCTGATGAGCGGCATCCGTTCGGAGCGGCAGCGCCGTCTTGCCTTCTCCGACTGGACGCAGATGCCTGACTCGCCTTTGACGGCTGAGGAGCGGGCCGAGTGGGCAGCATACCGACAGGCACTCCGTGACTTCCCAGGGGGGTGCGATCCCGTGTCCCCGGTGTGGCCGGCGCCTCCCCTATAAAATGCAGCGGTTGTTTGCAATGCCTCAACCATCTTGGTAGAATCCGCCGAAAAAGAGGGTTGAATGAACGATTTCGGGCTCTACATGGAGATCGTGGATTTCCTTCACTCGGGCGGTGGCCCCTACGAGGTGATGAACGGAGACGTTCAGGAAAACCTCATCGACTCGCTCTGCTCTAGCCGGTACGTCTTGCAGAGAGACGACTATGGCAAGATCAAGGCATTCTGCAATTACTGGCTTGTCATGCCGGAAGACCTGGACACAGTTCGTGCGGGGCATCGACCGGCTGAAGTTAACACGGGTTCCGTCTTCGTCATGGTCGATCACGTCAACAAGGGCGGCAGGCGTTCACTGCTCGACACGATAAGGCAACTAAGGATTCGATGCGTTAACGTGAAGGGCGCTGCCTGGTTCCATAAACAGGCCGCACCTGAAATGTTCCGCTACTACCCGTCGCAACGAGGGACCAATGGGTAAAAAAGACATACCGGAAACTGAACAGGAAAGAACACTGGCGCAGGTTTCCATCGAGAAGTGGAACGACCATCAGCGGCGAATTGTCCCAATGGAAAACAAGGTGATCGCTGCCGCAGGTCGGAGCACCCAAGGGGCAGGCATAAGGGCGGCGGGCGCCGTTAACGCTGACGTAGCGCAGGCCGCTGTAGCGCCAATCAACCCGAACAGCGGCAAAGCCTTCACCGCAACTCCCGCCTTGGCAATGGCTGAAAAGTCTGCAAAGGCTACCGTAGGCGCGGCACAGACGGTCGAGGATCAGCGGGCCTCCGCTCTTGGGAATGTCGTGAGTATGGGCGAGGGAAAATCCGCCAGTGCTACGGCGGGCTTTGAGACGGCGGCAAGCAATGCAGTCAGCAGTGCAATAAACTCGGCACAGATAGACGCATCCAACAGGCAAGCTATAGCTGGGGCGGGAGCGTCTTTGGCGGCAACGGGCGCTTACACTTACAACAAGGCCAATCCTCCGGCCAAAACAACTGGTTTGGCTGTCAGTTACCCCAAAACCACCAATCCCTTTATTCCCGATTAACGAGGGCGGCGACTACTTATGTCAACTGACTATACCAGTGCAGCAATTCAGAACCCAGGCGTTCCAGCCTATGACCCGACCATCCTTGTGGATGGCGGTAAAGCCAGCGAGATGCAGTCTCGGGTTACAAGGGCGACATGGGACGATTACGTAAAGCGATTCCAGCCATCGTCTGACGCCTTGATAGCTTCGACCGGCTTCATGAACCCTAGCATCTACGGGCAACAGGTGCGGGCCGGAATGGGCCAAGTTAACAAGGCTTACGATTCCGCCTTGGGAACTCAGGAAACTTCCCTTTCGAGGCTTGGGCTCTCCCAGAGCGGTGAACAGCGGGCATACAACAACATCCAAAATAACGTAGGTCGGTCTGCCTCGGTGGTCGATGCAGCTAACCGCATACGGCAAAGAATTTCTGCGAGGGATCAGGCGATTGCTTACGGCGGAACAGGGAGCTAAAAATGGGCGGATTACTTGGCAGCGGCGAAGCGCAGCAGAAAAGCGCATTGAAGGGGCTCGGTACGGCGGCAACGCTGGAAACCAGCAGGGAAAATGCCAGCGAACAGCTTAACGCAGCACACGACCAGCAGGTACTAGGGTCAACAGCTTCGGGTGCGATGATCGGCGCTCAAGTCGGGGGTGGGTGGGGTGCATTGGCGGGTGGAATTATCGGCTTCGTGGCAGGGGAGTTAATGTAATGGGAAATCCACTTGCTGAAGGTTTTCAAACATACGCAGCACTCCGAAACATGGACATCCAGGATCAACAGCTTGCGATGCAGCAGCAATCTCATGCGGACCAGCAAGCCGCCTTGCAGTTCTCGCAGGGCCGCCAGGTTAAGGAAGATGTTCGCTTGCAGGCATCTCACGAAGCAGCCCTTGCAACAGCCAAAAGAAAGGTTGATGGCGATGTTACCAAGTCGGTTGGTTACGCCGTACAGGAAGCCCTCGACAGCGGCCAGGAGGAAATTGATTTCAATTCTTGGACTCCGGCACAACAGAAATGGGCCGAGGACAACGGGCGCGTTAACACGCGGATTAAAACGGATGGCTCCCAGGCGAGGACAATCAACGTCTCCAACGTGGGAGTTGGGGATGCACAGCAAATCTCTCCCATCTTCAACGGGAAGTCGCTGGAGGAGGTTGCCGGCATTACGAAGCACCTTGGCACCGTTCGGTCCCATCTCGACCAGATAACGGAGGACATGCAGGCGAACCCGCAAAAGTATGCCAACGGCATCAGGATTTCCCGCGAGCAGTCCCCTGAACTTTTCACTGCCCTCAATGCGGCCATTGCTCCCCAAGTTAACAAGGGGCTTGACGACCGCATCGAGAGGAAGGATGTCAGCGGCGCCATCATTAACCCGGATGGGTCCGTCTCGGTCGAGGTTGAAAGCTTCGGCAAGGACGGCACCTCGTTTGGCCGCGCTCCGGTGACTTATGGCCGAGGGAATAATGATCCGGCTTCGATAGTTATGACGATCCCGGCGGCATCCCTCTACAAATACATCAAGGTCAACGAACAACTCGGCCAGCAGATCAAGGCGAGGCAGATCGAATTGGGAGACGACGAGCCCATCAAGGAGCAGCAGTCTCGCGGTGAAATTCGGAAGGCCATGAAGGCTATCGAGTCCATCCCGGAAGACGACAGAAGCGAGAAGCAGAACGTCATGTACGCAGGTTTAAAGGCGGGCCTGAAGTTCCCGGAGTCCAATTCCCTTGCCGCATTGAGGCCGGATAAGACATACCGAGATCCCAAGGTTGAATGGATGGGTGTCAAGGGCAAGCCTGGAATTGAGCAGGCATACCGTGACGGCGAAGCTGTTCCCGAGGACAAAGGGGGTATCCGTCAGCGGTTCGCCCCTCACGCCCCCAAAGAGCCCAAGTCGGACGCCGAGACGTTCAAGGCGAAGAGGCAGGATAAGGGGACCATAAAGGATGCTGGCCGCAAGGTGGAGCTTGAACGCGCAGTTCTGGCGAAGCTAACCGCCGGGACGCCGGAGCATGATGCTCAGATGGCGATTGTCAACGCTGCATCGGACGACTACCAAACCCTAGCTGCCGAATACAGGGCGGATTGGAACGAGAAGTACGACCCCAACGAGAAGGCAGTAAAGGAAGTGAAACACGTCATCGAGCGTGCGCCGGTTGTCGCAGAAAATGAGGCACAGTTTGATTCGGCGCTGAAGTACCTCCGAGGTGGCGGCAGCATCACCGGCTTGCGCGAAAAGAAATGGGGGGAGCCTTCCCTGAAAAAGCTCGCCTCGACAGCGGGTCTTGCCTACACGCCCCCCGCCGCGAACATTTTGTCCCAGCCCGCCCGCCCTGCCTCTGCCCTGAAGAAGTCGGCGCCTGCAAAGGCCAAGGGTGTTGACCCTTCCGCCGGCTTTACCTTCGTAAATGGGAAAATAGTGCCGAACAAATAGGAGTCAACCGACGATGGCCCGTGTAAATGTCCCCGATTATAATACGTTTGTCGATTTTCCTGACGATACCCCTGCGGACGTGATGGAGAAGGCCATGCTTGAAGCCTTCCCAGCAAAAGACTTCAGTAAGGTCAGCTTCAAGCAAGGCCCAACGTCAACGACAGGTATTGCTACTCCCAGGCAGCAGGAAGAGGCCCAGAGTCTCCGGGAAGCCGTAACGGGTAAGGAGGTGGCTAGGCCGCGTCGATCTGCCGTCCCCGAACTCCGCAATGCCCCGCCGAAGAACTTTTTCGAGAAGGGTGTAGACGCCGTGAGGGGGGCGCTCAGTCCCTACCATGACACCGAATCTATGGACCCTGGCGCCATCGCCTCGGCGTCTATCAGTATGGACGCACAGCGTAACATAGTGCCGGCCAAAACGATTACGGCAGAGGGGATGTCTGTTAACATTCCTGCCCGGTCGATGGCTCGCGATGAGTTTGTGGACATGATTAACCCTCAAGGGAAAGGGATCAGGACAGCCGAGAAGTTCATCAGCGGCACCGGTCAAGGGGTCAAGGGTGTGGCTACTGGCGCACTGGGCTTCGCTCAAGCTCTTGGCAGCGAGGCCGCAGGAGATGCAGCGAACGCTATCCAGGCAGACTCCCTCAACTCACCGGCGGACGAGAGCCTGGCGGGCGAACTTGGTTCCGGCTTCGGCTCCCTTCTTACATTCTTGGTCCCTTCGATGGGCGTCAATAAGGTCGCCTCACTGATTGCCAAGATTTCCCCAAAGGCTGCAAAGTTCGCGGCCACAGGGACCATGACCGCGTTCGAGGCTGCTACTGAAGGCGGTAACGTCTTCCGCGAGATGCAGGCCGGCGGAGCCACGGAAGAGGAGGCCAGCAAGGCCGCAACCAAAACCTTCCTGGCGAACCTCCCGCTCAACTTCATCACCAACAAGGCAGCCTTCTTCCCGGATCATGAGGCCAAGGGGGTCGTGAAGCAGGCGTTGAACTCCGCGCTTCCCGAGGGGCTACAGGAAGGCTCGCAGGAATACATCTCGCAGAGGTCGCAGCCTGGCAAGGAAGTGAGCGGGACGGCGATCTTGAAGAGTGCCGCCATCGGTGCGCTTACGGGCGGAGCTGTAGGGGCGGTCAAGGGCTCAATCTCCTCCGACCATGACATGCTTTCCACTTCTCCCGCTGCCGAGCCGGCCATGCCTGCCGCAGAGCCCCAGGCAGCCGCGCAGCCGTCCGTTGATCCGCTCGATGCTCACATGGAAGCAAACCCGCAGCAGCCTCTTCCTGCCCCTGTAGCAGAGCAGCCGAAGCCGGAAGCCATACCTGAGCCGGCGCCAAGAGATGTGCCTGTTAACACGGTATTCAAGCAGCCGGACGGCAGCACTATCAAGATCCTCGCCAAACGCGCCAAAGAGGGCGGATACGTCCTCAACACGACTACCACCACGGCAGACGGTCAGAGCCAAACGGTCAGCTCGCATGATCCGGTGTCGGGTCATGACGTGCTTGCAGCTATCGAGCAGCACCGCCCTTCCCCGGTAGCCGCTCCCGTTGAAGTACAGGCAGAGGCCGCAGCACCACAGGAGCTTACTCGCCAGGCATGGACCGAGGCGCAGCCGGTCGAGGTAGCGGCAACCGCTCCCGAAATAGTATCTGAACTGGACCAGGCCGCGCACGAATCCGCAGCCTCTCCGACCAATGAAACTCCCGTACCGACACAGGCCCAGGCAGAAGCCGGCAATTACAAGAAGGGCCATGTTAACATTCAGGGGCTCAACATCGCCATCGAGAACCCGCAGGGATCAAAGCGGTCAGGTGAAGACGCTGACGGCAAGCCTTGGGAAACGGAGATGCAGGACCATTACGGCTACATCAAGGGGACCGTGGGGAAGGATAAGGACCACATTGATGTCTTCGTGAAGCCCGGCCTCACCCCGGAGACGACCGGCGAAAAGTTTTTTGTCGTTGACCAGGTGGACCCGAAAACGGGAGAACTGGACGAGCATAAGATCATGCTTGGCTACGACTCCAAGGAGGCCGCGCAGGAGGCGTACCTTCGCAACTACGACCAGACCGGCGCCGACCGTATCGGGGCAATCACCGAGACGACCAGCGCCGACTTCAAGGAATGGCTGAAGCACGGTGACACCCAAGGCGGGTTCGTGCCGGTCAACAAGAAGGAGCCCATTGCTCCCGCGCCCGTACAGGAGCAGGTTACCTCACCCTCCCCCTCCCTCACTTTGGAGGAGATAGGCGCAAAGGGGATGAAGCACGACGCCAACACAAAAGGCGAGGTCATCATTCTGAAAGACGGGAAAAACATCGCGCAGCAGGACCGCAAGACCGGCATGTGGAGGGTCTACGAGGGCGGGCTTTCTGCTAAGAACATGGTGGGCGACAACTTCACCATGAGGGAGGCAGCCGATGAGCTGAAGGGGATGAGGGAAGTTGAGGCTCCCGAGGCGCAGGCGGAGCGTGAAACGTTCGTCCAGGTATCGGCAGAGCTGGAATCAAAGACCGGAGTTGAGAAGTTCAAGGGAAAATCCTTTTCTTCTGTCAGTGACTTTCAGGAATATCTGAAGCAAGTCTACCCGTCCGTCCACAACATCGGGGCGAAAAAAGAAGAGGTTGTGGCTGCTGTGGAAATTGCTGCTGGCAAAGGCGGCAAAAAGGTGTTAACTCAACAGAGGAAGGAGATTCTTGCAGCGTTTCAGGAAGACATCAACCGGCTAAGGGAAGTGTATGGCGACCTGAACGGAGACACGGAGGCAACCGGTGCCTATGACACGGCTGCCGAAACCCTCGCCGCCGACGAGACAGCGGATCAGGTATCTGCTTTCGACTTTTTCGATAACATCATCAAGGAGAACCAGCGTGAAAGAGGAAACGAAAGCCAAAATAAAGGAAGAGATGATGAAGCTACCACCGGAGAAGCGCGTGAAGGTGGCGAAGCAGTTGCAGAAAAACCTGCCAAAGATCCTGCCGAAGAAGTAACCCCCTCCTTTAAAAAAACCGAGGCCGGGGACCAGGGCGTACTGCTCAAGGGTGCTACCGAACTTGGCAAGGGGAAGAACCCCAAGGCCAAGGGTGTCGCCGGGGTCGAAGACCTTGAGCTGTTCTCTGAACCGAAGGAGCGAGCGGCAGAAAAAAGCCAGGGGGGGTTCGGCTTCGACACAGGCGGCTATGCTGAACGCACCTCCCCTACCCGCGTCACCACGCAGACCTTCCTTGAACTACCCGAGATGGTCAAGCTCTACAAGCTCATCAACGAGGGCAAGCTTCCGAAACTTATGGAGCGCATGGGCAATGCCCTTGGCCGCCTCACCCACAACAAAACCGGCGAAGCTGACATTAAACTCCGCAAGGATCTTTTTGCAGGGCCGCAGATTGCCGCTGAGAGCCTGAAGCCAGCAGAGGCAAGGCAGCAGTGGGACGCCTGGCAGAAGACCGTCCAAGATGCCAATCCTGACGCCGACATTATCTTTCGCCAGAAGTACAACAGGAAGACCAGCAAGATCGACTTCAAGGCGTACAAGCGCGATCCGAACTATGCCCTCAAAATCTTCGCCCACGAAATAGGCCACTTCGTTGACTACCTGCCGGACTACCTGGTGAGGGGAAGAGGTAACATTCTGGGTCACATCGCCGCGCTCAAGAAGTACGCCGGCCAAACCCTGGAGATGTACCCCAACGCACCGGGCAAGACCCTCTCCCCCGAAGACATGACACGCCTCAAGGCGGAAGCCCTGGATGACGCCACCATGGAGGCCGGTGCAGTCACCGAAACCATCACGCGGGAAGTCCCCAAGTATTCTGAGGCCGGCATTACCCCGGAGATGATAACGGACATCTGGAACGGCATGGCAGACGCCAGGACAAACAACCCGGATCTTTACAAGTTCATCGCCAAGATGTCCGATGCGGAAAAGAAGTCGGTCGTCGTGAAGGCAATGAAGGGGCTTGTCCATGAGAGCCTGAAGCATCTTGGCGGCAAGCGCCAAGTCGGTACCGAGACGATCACGGAAACCGTAACTAGGTACAGCAAGCCGACTGCGGCAGAGGTTAAGGCCCGCCTTGACGAGCTGGTTCAGGAAGAAATTGCGACCCGCCGACTGTACGAGAAGACCCGGATCACGGACGAGCTGAAGAAGTTAACACAGATATGGAAGCCGTTCACTGTCGGTAAGGATGCCTATACCAAGTACCGGCATTCTGCATCGGAGCTGTACGCCGACGCCGTGAGCGTCCTCTTTAACGAGCCGCAACTGCTGAAGGATGTCGCGCCTACCTTCTACAAGGCGTTCTTCTACTACATGGGCGAGAGGCCCACCTTCAAGGAGGCGTACAAGGCTATCACCCGGTTAAGCAAAGACCCCTGGGCCTTGGGCGCCGAACGGTATGAAGATGAGATGGAGATGTACGAGCGCGGCGCCGAGAAGACGGAGCAGATCCGCAAGGCCCAGCCGGTCCATGAGAAAATCTACGACACAATGATGCGGAGCCTGGTTGACCGGAACCATGACGTTCTGAAGGATCTCCCGAAGACCAAGGGGGGGGACAGAGCCCGTTTTATGCTGGAAGAGATACCCTACCTAGGCGGAGAGGTAGAGAACTACGCACGGAAGGTCGAGGCCGTCAAAGCGAAGCTTGAGAAATCCGGCCTGACCATCAATGATTTCTCCGCGTTCCTGCTGGCACGTCACATCATCGAAAACCGGAGCGACGTAGCCAACGCACAGGGGAAGACGGCGGTAACCGAGAAGGCGAAGCTTGAGTACATGAAGGAGCTGCACGGCGCCGAGAAAATGCGGCTGCTCGAAAAGGCCGCTGACGAGTTCAAGCAGGCCCGCGCCCACATCCTGAAGCGCATGGAAGAGTCTGAAATTGTGACCGAGGACTTGATGGCGAAGATCAACGAGCGCCAGCACTACGCCCACATCGACGTTCAGAAGTACATGGACACCAAATTCGGGGATGGTACGTCATCGAGCGCCGGGTGGAAAAAGCTGGTAGAAGGCACCCTTTCAGACGTTAACAACGTCTACGTTGCGACCGTCCTTCAGGACATGGCGATCCTCCGCATGGCGAAGATCAACGAGTCCAAGCGTGCGCTTACGGACGTATTCACGGGGACCGGGCTTGCAGTAACCGCCGAGATGAAATGGGACAAGAATTTCGGGGGCAAGCGTCCGGTTGATCCGGGCGGGGAAAAGGCGCTGCTGACGGTGATGGTTAAGGGGAAGCCGGTGTACTTCGTGGTAGACAAGCACGTTGCCGACACCTACAAGTATTCCCCGGTCAAGGCGATGGCGATAGGCCGGGTAGCCGGTTACGTCCAAGGTTTCTTCAGGGACATCCTGGTTTCTAAAAATCCGGCGTGGATGCTGAGAAACGTCTACCGGGACATGAAGGGGACCATCAAGAATAACTCCGAGGTGGCATGGTGGAACCCGATGGATCGGCTTCGCCTGCTGAGAGAGTACAAACGCGCCTTCACTGAAGTCCGCGCCGACATCATGAAGGGGGAGCGGAGCGCCGACATTGAGATGATGCACAACGAGCACATGCTGAATGCGGAGCGTATGTACTCCGGGCGTGAACAGAGCTTCGATAATGAGCTGGAAAGGATTGCCGTAGAGTTTCAGTTCGGGGAACAAGAGAGCGGAAACGTAGCAATCAAGCGCATCCGTCAGGTCTACAACTACCTGGACAAGCTGGGCAAAATTTCAGAGCAAACATCCAAGGTGGGGGGCATGAAATACCTGCGCTCCAAGGGTGTTACTGGCGACGAACTGGCCCACAAGGTAAGAACCCTTGTTGGCACCCCGGACTATAAACGTCAGGGGACATTGCAGCAACTCTCGAACAACATCGCCATGTTCTCCAATGTAGGGAAGGAAGGAACACGCTCGGCCTACTCGGCCTTCAAAACAGATCCCCTTTCCTACGCCTTCAAGACCATCGAGTCGAATATCCTGCCCAAGTTGATGCTCGGGTTGGCGGCTGCCGGCGCACTCGGGGACGACCTTAAAGAACTGGCACTGGCGATTCCCTCTTGGGACCGTCGCAGCTACTCCGTGATCCCTGTACCTGCCCGGTTGATCCAGTGGGCGAAGGAGGCGGGCCTGATTGGTCAGGGGGCAAATGCATACCTCCGGCTTCCGCAGGATTACGAAGGAGCGTTTTGGGGCGCCCTGACTTACGACATTACCCAAGGGGACGCCAAGGGGGTAGGCAAGGATGTCCTGTCGGCACAGCCCTACAAGCTGCACCCGATGCTGGCCCTTGTGGTCGATTGGGGTCAGTACCTCTCTGGGGCGCAGCCTTACGACTCCTTCAGGCAGAAGGACGTGTTAACTCGGGAGCAACAGCAGTATGGCGAGGTCCAGGGCTTGTTCAATAAAAAGAGCCTGGCCGGCATGGGCGTTCATACCTACGGCATGTTGGGCCTGGGGAACATCTACAAGCTCGACAACAAGGAGTTCCCGAAGGACCAAACGGCTTTCGAGCGACTGCTCAAGATCACTCCGGTCAACGCAATCGGAAGCTACCTCCAAGTGAACGACGCGGGCAGGCAGGAGCAGTTGGTCAAGCTCATCCGGGATGGCCGGAACGAGAAGTCGATCCAGTCGTATGAGATCGGGGACGCTATCAACGAGGGGGTAAGGGAAGGGAGGACCGGGACGAGGGATATGGTTCAGGTTTTCAAGGGTCTTATCTCCGAAGGCAAGATTGACCGCAAGGCGGACTTTGGCCGCTTCCGGGCTAGATACATGAGGGCTATTGACCAAAAGCGGTACGGCATCAAGCCTACAAGTAAGAGCGAGGCAAAGGCTTTGAGCGAGTCCCAGTAGCGATAAAGTAGGCCATTGGTTTGACATGCCAACCAAGTTGAATGTAGACTCCGCCCCATTATGTGGGAAGGAGCCAACATGAACCGCACTCTGACCGAGGCCGATATTGCCGCGATAGTTGAAGGGCTGAAGGGTCACACCCACTGCAACCTTGGGTTAACCCTAACCCCGGACCAAGCAAGCTTGCTAAAGCGGATTCTCGAAGCCATAGACGGCGGCGCAAAGATCGTGGGTAGGACCATTCTGACGGCGATCATCTTGGCGCTGATTGCAGTTTTCACCAAGGGGTTTTGGTTCTCCATAATCTCAGGCATCAAGGCAGCGGGGTTCGGTAAATAATGAAGACGCTCAATGCACTGTTCAGAGAAGTGATCCTCGCCAACGAGTTGGGCGGCAACATCAAGGTCGCGCTTCGGTTCTCCGATCCCGATGGTGTGCTGTCGGGTAAAAGCGGGTGGAGCTTCGGTATCTCGCAGTTCGACACTCAGAACAATGACGCAGCCCTCAAGTGCCTAGCTGCCTGCGGGTTCTCCCCGGCGGAGATCCGGGGGGTTGTCGCACAAACCATCGACGTCAAACCCCTGGCTGCAAAGCTCGCGGCGAATACCGATGTCATTGCGCTGTACGACGAGGAGCAACTGTCGTACTGCCTCAGCAAAGCTCTCAACTTCGACAGCGACCATGGGATTCCCGTTGCCGATGCTGCCGCGATCCTGGCGAGCGCCGACTACGTGAATCAGTACGGCTCGCAAGGCAATGGGGCGCGTGCATATTACAAGGCGCTGGCCCGCCCGATCACCGCCCTTGACGTTCTCAACTTCAAGTTAACACAAACCAAATATGGCAGGGAGCATCCCGGTGACTGCCGCCGCCGATACGACAATCTCATGAAAGTCGTCAACTGCGCGAAAGCGTAAACCAGAAAGGAAACTAAAAATGAAAACCGTCCGCCTTATCCTGTCCCTCATGCTCATCATCATCTGCACCGCAGCCCTGGCCCTCGGGGCTGATGTCGCGCCGATTGTCGCCGTACCTTCGCCGTCGATCCTCGACTGGTTCGCGGTGAACAAGGCCGTGATCTTCGGTGCAGCCTTGGCTATCTCTGAACTCCTGTCCTTGATTCCCGGCTTCCAGGGCAACGGTATCCTCGATACCATCAAGAAGGGGCTCGCCCTGCTTTCGGGGAAACCCCAGGTGACAACCTAATGGGCGGGGCGATGGCGGCGATCACTGCGGTCTTCTCTGTCATCGCCCTGCTGCTGGAGGTGTGGACCAAGGCGGCCCCCAAGCGGGCGAAGGAGAAGAAAGATGAAGCGATCCAACGTGGCCGGCAGGATCTTCATGACGGCAATGCTGATGCTGTTACTACTCGGCTCGGCATCGTGTTCGATGCTCCGCCTCTCGCCGGTAGTGGTAATGCCGGAGGCGCAGGCGATGCCGATCAAGGCGGGACAGGCCGCATCCATGACCGGCTGGCTGCTCTCGGAATCCGCATTGGCGAAGCTCCTGGAGAAAGCGGAAAGCTGTAGGTGAAATAGACATCCAACAAAGTTGAATGTTTTCAGCTACTTAACCTTGCCCCCCTATTGTCCCCTTATTTGTCATTTACTTGGCTTTTTGTGAACAATTTCAGCAAGTTAACTTGAAGAACAAAGGACTGCAAATCCTTCACTCCCCGGTTCAAATCCGGGCGCCGCCTCCAACTAACCTCTTGATTTTTCAAGGGGTTTTTTGTTGTCCAGACTTTATTTACAACAATGTTGTAGCTAACCCCTCAACTTTGTTGAATATACAATTTCCTCAACAATTTCCACTAGTTAATTATATTTACAACAAAGTTGTATCATTTCAACAACTTGCAGTTGTCCCCTTTTTGTCCCCTTCGGTCCCCCTCTCCGCTTACAAAAAAAGCCCGGCAGTTAAGCGCGGGCTTGGGATAAGCAAGATGGTTTCTCTTCCTGTTATTTTTGTTCTCTGCGGTCTGCCTCCTGTCCCTCGTTGCGCGCTCCGCCCAGACTGAAATTCTGCATTGCATTGTGCTTTGCCCTGTCGGTGATGTGGGCATACCTCCTCGTCATGTAGGAGCTTGAGTGTCCAACGATCCGCTGAAGCACCTCTATCTTGTCCGGGTGCTCCTCAAGGAAGTGAGTGCAGAACGTATGACGGAGTTGGTGAAAGGTGAAATCGAATATGCCAGCGTCTCGGCAAGCTTTCGTAAATCCGATGTCAGATCCAACCAGCATATGTCCGCCCTCCTTTACTGGGCTGGGAATGACGTACCCAGTCGGCGGGGGTATGTCTCTCACTCCGCAATCTTTCTTCCATTGGAGCAGCGCCTCTCTTAGCAGGCCGGTCATTGGAATCTGTACGGTCTTCGGCCCGGCAGATCGTCTATGCTTCACAACCTTGATTATCTCGTTGCGGCGCCAATCAATCTCATTCCACTTGAGCGTTAACACGCCGTCAATACGCAACCCAGTGTTGAGCCCTAGCAGGACTAACAATCTAAGGTGGGGGATCACGTTCGCCCCCTTGATGCCCTTCCTATGCACTCCCGCCCTTGGCGCCGCGCACACCTCTAGCAGCCGATCTATCTCGTCGTGGCTCAGATACCTGTCATTCTCGTTGTCCTCATTTAGTAGAGCATACCCACTAAGTTGGTTGGTTTTTATGAGGCGCTTCTGTACTGCGATTGACATGAGGCGTTTCAATGTTGCCAGATCGCGGTTAATAGTTGCAGGCGTAGGCGTCCTTGCCTCAAGGATCTCTCCATTCGCCGGGTCCAACTTGGTGTAGAAGACTTCGCCCTCTCTAAATGCAACGTATTCATCCAGATCTTCCCACTCGATTTTATCTATGGGCGCTTTCTTGAAGTAGGGAAGCAAGTGATTCGTGGTCCTGTACTTGTAGGGCGCTATGGTGCCAGGTGCCAGCTTTTCTTTCTTAGCTTGGTCGTCTAGCCAATCAAAGAAGACTTTAGCGGCATTGGCGAACGAAGTGTCTTTTGACTTGTCTACTACGGCCCCATTCTCTCGCTTTGTTAACATGTCGTTTTCATAGGCTACCGCTGCCGCCTTAGATTCCAACACTTTCTTGTGCTTAACCTTGCTGCCATCCGGCCCAGTGACACGGAACACAGCATACCATCCTCTAGAATACCGAGTTTCAGAGCCGCACTTACACGCGGGTAAGACTTTGAGTTGTACGGGGTCAGACACCTCACACTTGCATTCAATGTTAGTACATGTCCTCTTCTTGTAGACAGACATAACTCACCTCTTTTGTTTTCTTTGAAGTTGCTTAACTTCGCTCGAAACATCTACACTTGCCAGCATGGCGACTAATGCCAACTGGTCAGCGATCTTGGTTCTCAATTCGTTATTATGTTCAATCACCTTCCTGTAAATATTCAAAACCGCTTCTTCGTCCAAAGTCAAAGTAATGTTGTTGTCTCCAAGTTTCGGCCACAAATAACGGTCCTTATTGGAAGTGTCGGTATAGGTTTCCAACAACTCCTTCACTTCTTCAGTCGAGTAATTCAATTTAAACAATATGATAGCCAGAGTATCCGGGGCCAGGGTTTTGTCTGGAACATCAGTAAATGCCCGCCGTACAGTTTCGGCTGAATATTCAATGCCTGAATCCTTTGTGAATTGGGTAACATTCTCCCACCCCTGATCCCGGAGCCTCTTATTCGTGATAGCAAAAAATGCTTTTTTCCGCTGGTTCTGATCCATTTCGCCCCCTCCCTTGTTTGGCCTGTGTCTCCAAATCCTAGATGGATTCTGAAGTATTATGAAATATAGCCCTACAATTCATTATTGTCAACAATATAAATTGAAAGACGCTAACTACTTTGTTGTTGACATTAATGAGCCGTAGGAATATCATGTGCAACATTGTTGAAGTTATTTTTCTAGTTTGTTGTGCATGTGGTTCATAACCTGGCGGGAGGGAGGCAACTTGTTAGATGGAGTAACTACTGGTACGGATGATGGCATGTTTTTCTTGGATGGACTAGACAAGGGGGCACTGGAAGCAAGGGCAAGGGAGGCGAGGACAACGGTAAGCGATGAGACTGCAATCCTTAACGCCTGCCTTAACAGGCTAGGAGGTGACATTGCAAGCTAAGAAGCTGGTTCACACGAAGGACATGGAGCGCGACGAGTGGCTGAAGCACCGTCGCGGGGGCATCGGGGGCAGCGATGCCCCCGCCATCGCAGGCTTGTCCAGGTGGAGCAATCCACTCTCGACATACCTGGACAAGATCAGCACAGAGCCTCCCGACGAGGAAGAAAACCGCTTCATGAAGTGGGGGAACATCCTGGAGCCGGTCATTGCTACCGAGTTCGCCAATCTCACCGGGTTCAAGGTGCGGGTGTGCAACTACATCCTTCAGCACCCGGAACACAAGTGGATGCTGGCGAATATCGACCGAGAAGTGATCGACCCGATTCATGGTAAGGTCGGACTGGAGTGCAAGTCTGCCAGTCAGTACAAGGCAAAGGAGTGGGAAGACGACAAGACGCCGGACGAGTACGTAATCCAGTGCGCCCACTACATGATGGTGACTGGCTCCCCTCGCTGGTATCTTGCGGTCCTGATCGGCGGCAATGACTTCCAGTGGCGCCTTATCGAGCGGGATATGGATCTTGAGCGCGACCTGTTCAAGATAGAAAGCGAGTTCTGGCAGCAGATCCAGGACCGCACCCCCCCCGCCATCGACGGCTCGCCTGCAAGCGATGACATCCTGAAGTCTCTCTATCCGCAGGCAGAGATCGAAAGTGTGTTAACATTGCCCGATACCTTCCTGTCCGTCTTCGCACAACTGGAGCAGGCCAAGATTGACGAGAAGGAGGCAGAGAAGCGGAAGAAGGAGGCAGAGAACACGATCAAGGCCGAAATGGGCGAGTTTGCCGTTGCAACTTGCGGCGTGTACCAATCAAGTTGGTCGAATGTTTCTACCAGTGCATTCGACATGGACTCTTTCAAGGTCGAGCAGCCCGAGTTGAGAGAGGGGTACATGACCACGCGCGACAGCCGAAGGTTCAGCTTCAAAAAGCTCAAGCCCCCGAAAGAGAAGAAGGCGGCATAACCACGCCCAGCGGCACAACTTAGTTGAAAAGGAGATACAACACAATGGCATTACCGGAAGCAGGAACGAAGGACGCCCTCAAGGGCAAGTTGGCAGCAAAGGCAGGGGGAGACATTGCTCCCAAGCAGGACAACACGCTGGGCGGCTTCCTGGAGCGCACCAAGGGCGAGTGGTCGAAGGCGCTCCCGCAACACGTTACGGCTGACCGCTTGATGAGGATCGCGGTGTCGGCGGTGAACAGAAACCCGAATCTCGCAAAATGTACCATGCAGTCTCTCGTCGCCGGTGTCGTCATTTCCAGCCAGCTCGGCCTGGAGCTGAACACCCCCCTCGGCCACGCCTACCTTATTCCCTACTCCCGCTCGGTCAAAGTCGGCAACGAGTGGAAGAAGGTTGACGAGGCTCAGTTCCAGCTCGGCTATGCCGGCATCCTGGATCTCGCCTACCGTTCCGGCCAGTTCAAGGGGATCTATTCGGAATCCGTCTACGAGAATGACGAGTTCTCCTACGAGTACGGCTACGACAAGTCCCTGAAGCACAAGCCCACCGAAGGCGAACCCGGCTTACTGAAGGGCGTCTATGCAGTCTTCCACCTCAAGGATGGCGGCAGCGACTTCAAATACTGGAGCGTTGCAAAGATCATGGCTCACGCCGCCAAGTATTCCGGCGCATGGGATGCGGCAGCCGGGAAGTTCAAGGCCAAATCTTCCTGGGCTGACAGCTTTGAAGGAATGGCAAAGGTTCCGGTCCTCAAGGATCTGCTGAAACTGGCTCCCAAGAGCATCGAGTTCCAGAAGCAGCTCACCCTGGACAACTCCGTCAAGACCGAGTTCAAGGCCGATATGGTCGAGGCGTCGGGGATCGAGGTCGAGTATTCGATAGTTGACCAGGATACCGGCGAATTGCCCATGACCGCCGAGGAGAAAAAAGGGGAAGGCGCAGAGCCTCTTTTCGACGCCAAGTAGTACAACTTTGTAGTATTTTTTACGCTACCATGTGGCGGGGCGGATGACTTAGGCCGTCCGTCCCGCGCAATAGGAGAAAGTTAACATGGCGACATTAGGCGCAAGAGTAGACGAAGCCTTTTTCAAGAGAGTAACTGCGGCGGCAAACGCATTGGGAATGAAGGTAAGCGGATTCTTGACGGCAGCAGTAGAAGAGAAAATGGCGGCGCCTGCCGGTAATGCCAGACAGTATTCCTTGCTCGACACAGGGAACAACGTGCGTCACGGCGCACAGCGGGAGCAGATCCGGATGGTCATGGTGGATGGCGCCTGGCGGTCGCTCCCCGATATTGCAACAGCAATAAATGCTTCTGACGCCTCGATCCCTTCCATATCGGCCCGGCTGCGGGATCTTCGCAAGCCCGAGTTCGGGAGCTATACGGTGGACAAGAGGCAGCCGAGGAAGGGCTACTTTGAATACTGCGTCAAAGGGGGGAAGCAGTAATGGCGGAGTTCCTCCTCTGGAAAACCCGGAATGGCCCTCGCCCTCACCTCTGGAAAGCCCGGAATGAAATCATGATGGCCTCACGAAGAGACGAGTTCGTTGCCGGTCGCCTGAAGGTTGCAGGCGAACTAGGGATGACCGGGGATGCCTGCTTTGTCTTCTTGGCAGCAGAACTCATGAAGGACCGGGAGGCCCGCAGAAGTAAGGATCAAATACCTTGAGGCCCGCAACATGGGCCTGTTCGACAAAATCAAAATCTGGATTGGAGGGAAGTTAACATGGCGAAAGGCGTAAATTTCACGTTTCATGGCCGCCTCGGCAAAGACCCCGAATTGAAGTATGTCGGGGCCAAACAAACCCCCTGCACCAACTTCCGTGTTGCCGTCAACATGGGCGAGGCTCAAGGCACCGAATGGATCGACTGCGTTGCCTGGGGCGAGGTCGCCCTCGGGGTGGCTGAACAGTTCAAGAAGGGAGACAAGATCTGGATCAAGGACTCCGGCCCCAAGACCAACAGGTGGGAGTACCAGGGGAAGTCCTACGAGAAGATGCAGTTCGTCATCTGGTCCTTTGCTGGCGAGGAATCGGCTGAAGGCGAGGCAGGCGAAGCGGCAGGCGGCGCCCCAGACCAGGGCGACCAGGAGATACCGTTCTAATGGACAAAGGCATTGCAGAAGGTAGCCGCATGATATTCCCGCTCTGTGGCATCACTTATGCCGACTGCATCAGCGTGTCCGGGGTTAATCAGAGGGATGCGGCCAAGAAGCTTGGCGTCAGCGAACGTCAGTTCCACGCCGTAATCAAGCGGCTCGGAATGGGTCACTGGTATCCCGACGTTCGGCCCCGGTCGCGCTGCATCTCCAAAGAGGACATCATCAAGGTGGCGGGAGAGAGGTACACCCGCAGGGATTCAGCGCATATCCTCGGCGTCAGCTACGCCTACCTGAAGGATCTCATTGAGGAGTGGAAGCTTCAGGAGTATTTCATCAGCAGCTCGGACGCGAAGAGAATTGCCGTCAAGGGTTACTGCAACTAAAGGAGTTAACGCAATGGGATGCATGAAACACAATTTCCAGTTATCCGACCCGTGCCCTCTCTGTTACCCCTCTGCCTACAACATACCCAGAGGCTCGATAACCGCCAAACCGGAGGAAGCAGACGCGCCCAAGAACGACCAAGGCAAGGCCCGCTACGACCTTATCCCCGCTCATGCCCTAGAGGCGCTGGCGAAGGTTTACATGAACGGCGCAGGGGCCGAATACCCTGAGAACTCTTGGCGTAAGGGGTTCCGCTATACCCGCATTTTCTCGGCGGCGATGCGACACCTGTGGGCCTGGATGCGAGGGGAAGAGCTTGACCCCAAGACTCGCTTGCCTCACACGATCCACGCCGCATGGAACTGTTTCACGTTGTTCGAGATGGGGCGAACCGGCAAGGGAACCGATGACCGCTGGAAGGAGGAAATATGAAAGCATGTCAAGGGAAGGTCGTTTATATCAGCGGGTCAATATCTTTGGACCCGAATTTCAAGGAGAAATTTCGCCGTGCGGCAATGTCGGTTATGGATGCTGGCGCTAAAAGGTGCCTCAACCCCGCCGAACTCCCCGCAGGATGGGACTATGGGGAATACATGGACCACTGCATGTTGATGGTTCGCCGTTCCGAGGTGCTTGTTATGCTGCCATGTTGGCGATCTTCCCCAGGGGCAAAGGCAGAGAAGGCGTTTGCCGAGAGTTTGCGGCTCACAGTAGTGGAACTGCCGACTGTCGGGGAGGCATAATGGGGCTCGTATCTCACAAAAGAAAACGACAGAGCAAGGGGCGAGATCCCGAAGGGCGCTACAGGTGTGTTTCCTTCCGAGTTAACTTGGAGGAAGAGGCGGCAATTGGCGCGATGGTCCCTGAGGGAGCCAACAAAAACACCTTTTTGCGCGATTTGGTTCTATCGGCAGCTCAATCCGTACAATAAAGTTGCAATTATTCTACAACCTTGTTGACGCCTGCGATTTTACATGCTACCGTCAGTCTTGTTTTCAAATCTCAACCACATCTGGCGGGATGTGACTGCACGATATGGGTTCAAAGGGGGATCGCCCTCTTTACCCCAAACCCCCCTCAGAGGCCCGCCAGCCTTTGCGGGGGGTTTACTTTTTCCGGAGTCAGCAATGAACCATTACCCCTTCTACGTTGGCGATTACATGCGTGACACAATGCACCTCACCAACGAGCAGGATCTTATGTACCGGCGGGCAATCGACTACTGTTACATGACTGGTAGGCCGCTCCCTCTCGACAAAACCCAGTGGGTTAGCATCGGCAAAGCTTCAGGTCCGGTTTGGGTGGCGGCTATGGAGACTGTTATTGAGTCGTTCTTCAGGGTCAGGGAGGACGGGTACTACAACGACAGGATCGAGCGTGAGCTTGAGAAAATGAACAGGAAGGTTCAGGCTGCAAGGGATAACGGCAAGCTGGGTGGCCGCAAAAGAAACCCAGTTGATAACCCAGTAGGAACCCAGCCGGTTAGCGGATTGGTTGTCTCAGCCGTTGAAGTTGTCGAACCAGCCGCCCCACCTACCCTACCCCTCAAGCCCCCCCTGAAAAAGAAAGCCTCAATAGATGGAGACGAAGCCCTCTTTGATGAGTTCTGGCAGGGATACCCGAAGAAATCTGCAAAGCCGGTGGCCCGTAGGGCATGGGACAAGCTGGGCGTTGATGCGCTCCTCTCGGCGCAAATAGTACAGGCAGTGGAGAACTTCAAGCGCACGGAGCAATGGATGAAGGACGGCGGCCAGTTTATCCCGATGCCTGCGACCTGGTTGAATCAGCGGCGGTGGGAAGATGAGATTGAAATATCCGGCGAGGTCGGGACCGGAGCAAGAGACATATTCTCGGGGGGAAGGTAGAGATGTCGATGTTAACAATCAGTGAGATAGTAGGAATGATGAACAACCACGCAGAGCAGATTGCCAAGGAATTGCTACCGAATGGCAAGCTTGAGGGGCGCGAGTGGGTTGTTGGCGGCATCGGCGGGACGGCGGGACGGTCCATGAAGGTCTGCGTATCAGGTTCCAAGGTTGGGATATGGAGCGACTTTGCAGCGGGAGGTGAAAGCGGCGACCTGTTAGACCTGTGGCGGGAAGTCCGCAACTTCTCCAATAACCGGGACGCCCTGGTGGAAGTCAAAGCGTACCTGGGAATAAAAGACCCTGCATTTGAGCCAATGAAGCAGAAGGAGTACCGGCGCCCTGTCACGCCAAAGGATGCCAAGAAGATCGTCGCAGGTTCAAAGGTGATGGACTACCTGATAGGCGTAAGGAAGTTAACACCGGAAGCGATAGCCGCGTACAGGATCGGAGAGATTGCCCAGGTGGGACCGTGGGAGAGTTGGAACAAAAAGAAAAATGGTGATCCGGCTACTGCGTGGAAGGGTCCGTGGATCGTCTTTCCGTTCTTCCGTGGCGGCGAACTGCTGAACATCAAATACCTGCACGTTGACCGCCCGGACGGCAAGAAGCAGACCCTCGTTGAATCCAACTGTGAGCCTACCTGTTTCGGCTGGCATGTAATACCCAAGGACGCCCGCGAGATAACCATTTGCGAAGGAGAGATTGACGCGCCCAGCCTCTATGTGTATGGCCGCCCTGCCCTCTCGGTCCCCTTCGGCGGAGGCAAGGGCGATAAGCAGCAATGGGTCAACTGGGACTGGGAATACCTGGAGACGATGGAAACGATCTACCTTTGCCTTGACGATGACGAGGAAGGCAAGATTGCTACGGCGGAACTGATAGGGCGCCTTGGTGTCCACCGCTGCAAGATCGTCACGCTGCCGAGGAAGGATGCAAACCTTTGCCTCATGGACGGCGTACCCAAGGAGGAGATTGACAAGGCGTTTGCGAACGCGGTCATGATCGAGCCTGACGAGTTAAAGAGAGCAAACTACTACACCGCCGATGTCCAGTCAGAGTTCTACCCCTCCGGCGGGAAGCTACCAGGCTTCGACATGCCCTGGCTGAAAATCCCCTTTCGCTTTCTCCGTGGCGAAGTATCAACCTACACCGGCATTAACGGCCACGGCAAGAGCTTACTACTCGGCCAGATCATCATCGCCGCCGGGATGCAGGATGAGCGGAGTTGTGTTGCTTCCATGGAGATGCACCCCAAGAAAACCCTTTACCGTATGGTCCGGCAGGCAACCGGTAAGAAGATCCCCGAGCGGGAGGCGATTGCTTCCTGCCTTGATTGGATGTCCGACAAGCTCTGGCTGTTCGACCTGGTTGGCACCGGAAAGACAGTGCGGCTGCTGGAGGTCTTTGAATTTGCCTACCGCCGTCATGGGATCAAGCAATTCGTGATCGACTCCCTGATGAAGTGCGGGATCGCAGAAGACGACTACAAGGGGCAGAAGGCGTTTATCGAGAAATTGTGCGACTTCGTTCAGCGCACCGGCTGTCATATCCATTTGGTAGCTCATGCCCGTAAAGGCGAGAACGAGGGCGCAGCCCCAGGCAAACTCGACATCAAGGGGACCGGCGCCATAAGCGACTTGGTTTTCAATTGCTTCACGGTCTGGAGGAATAAGGGCAAAGAGGAGATAGTCAAGGCCCATAAGGACGGTGAAAAGTTCGATCTACCCAAGGGCAAGACGCTTGAGGACATACAGAACCAGCCGGACGCACTGTTAACTTGTGACAAGGCTAGAAACGTGGAAGATTCCGAGGGCAAGTATTTCCTTTGGTACGACGCGCCCTCTATGCAGTATTTGGAGCGTCCCGGTGACAGGGTGATTCAATACTTCAAGGTCGCCGGCTCCCCCGGTCTTTACGCCGATCTCCCCCCGGACTTTTAGGCATGGACGCTATCACGATCCAGGCAAAAGTTAACGGGACATGGCAGCCGGTCGATTTCGGGCGCTATGGAAACGACATACCCGGCACGCTGGGGCAGATGAACGGGGCGGAGGTCATCATCAAATGGGAGCAGGCCGGAGAGGATTGCCGGTACTACTGCGGCACCCTCCCCCTCGCCAAAGCGATGAGACTAAAGACGAAGCATGTGTTAACAATTACCGAGTTGTTAGAAATCTACCATAGGAGGAAGAGGTGAAAAAACCGAGACTGCTTTACTATGAAGAAGGCGAGAACGCATGGATACCAGCACCGGACCACGTTGAGAACCTGATCGACGTTGCCGAATCAATGACAGACGGCGAAGTGGTGGAGTTGCGGTTTAAGCGGTTCGACATGACGGATGAAGAATTCGATAGCCTCCCGGAGTCCTAAGATATGAGAGCGCACCTGAAGGTTGGAGAGAAATGGGTAGTCGAGGAGTTACCCGCCGACCCCGAGCAGATATTGAAATGGCTTTGGAACCATGACGGCCAGCAGGTTGTCGTGGCTGACGATGAAAACCAGACTTACTACTGCGCCAGGGAGACGGAATTGCTTCTTTACCAGGAAAAAGGAAAAAAGGCGGAGATGTTCATTGTCCTGGGCAAGATGCTGTTCGACAACATGAGCACCATTCAGCTAACTTTCTCAGCAGTAAATGAAGTTTTCCCAGATGCGGTCCTGGAATCCGTAACACAATTGTGTTGACAATTCCATCCTAGTTGGTAGAATATATCAACCTACAATGCAGACGAGCAAAGGAGATTTTCAATGGAAGAGAAGGCCGAAGTCACGGAGAGCAAGCGGTTCAACATGTTGGCACTGCTGGGCGAAAGGCCCGACAGGGAAACGTTCAGAGCAGGCGGCTTCATCGACAAGAAAGGCAAAGTTCTCGACGCTATCCGCGCCGACCTCGAAGACCGCGCAGCCAGCGATGAGGAGTTCAACAACAAGCTGCTCGACTGCGAGCTGGGTTTCGGTTGCGAGGGCGACGAAAGGTATCTCCTCCCGTTCCTCTTCGAACTGTCGCACAGCAAGGGCAAGGACGACACCCTCAAGAGTTTGACTTCCGCCGTAGAGGTAGCGACCGTCCACATCAGAAAGCTCAATGCCGAGATCGCAGAACTGAAGGCGGCACAGCAGCAGTAAAACCCAAAGACCAAAGGAGGCATTATGACAAGGCAAAGTTCGATTGCAGCAGTGGCAGCCACGGCAGGTATCACCCATGCACAGGCCAAAAAGGCCATCAAGGCGGCGTTTGATCTCGTCCTGACGGATACGTATGCCGGGGAGAAGATCAGCGTTCACGGGTTCGGCACCTTCGAGATGAAGGACGTTAAGGCGAGGAAGGGCGTCAACCCTCAGACCGGCAAGCCCATCGAGATCGCCGCGAAAAGGACGCTCCGATTCAAGTTCTCCAAGAGCGCCGAGGACAAGATCAACGAGAAGTAGCCTACCCCGCTCGACCATTTCCGTGACGTTAAAGAAATGGTCGAGCGGGCGTTAAGCCGGAGAGGGGGAGCGGTGGACATGACAAGATTGCAGGAATTAGCATCGTGCGCTGTGCCAGATTACAAGATGGTATCGGTCGGTTGCGGGGATTTACGCGCGCTCATTGCCGAGGTGGAGCGGCTGACGGCTGAGAACGCCACGCTCAAAGACATGGAGCTTATCTACTCCAATCGCATGGGCGAACTGGCGCAGCTGTCGGATATCGTTTGCACATGGGTGCTGGAAAATCGAGAGTTGGCGTACATGCCCGATGATGTGGGTGAGGCTGCCGACGAAATCATGGAGTACGTTGAGGCGGTGCGGCCATGAGCGCGCAGGCAATGGTAGGCGTCGGTTTGGCAATAACTGCCGGAGTTGCAGCAGCGCGCCATCACCCTGTTGCAGCAACAGTCATCGCGCTTATTGCAGGGATCACTGCTTGCGGTAGGTGGTAGGTTTAACGGAATCGGGTTGTGGGCGCAGCACACGAACGAGGGGTTAATCGCAATGAGCCTAGTCCACAAGAATTGCCGGATCGCCTACGGATGCACGCGAACGGTCTGGTTGATTGGTCCTTACGCCTTCAAGTTCCCGGCGGGGGCGGAGTGGCGGCTGTTCCTTTTAGGTCTTCTTGCAAACATGCAGGAACGGTTGTTCAGCCGCACCGGCTGGCCGGAACTTTGTCCTGTCATTTGGTCAATTCCTGGTGGGTGGCTGGTCGTGATGAAGCGAGTAAGGGTTTTGACAGAAGATGAGTTCGCTAACCTCGATTTAGAGAAATGGGTTGAGCGGGGGGATTACACGGTGCCCGCTGAAATAAAGCATGATTCATTTGGTTGGCTAGACGGGAAGTTGGTAGCTATTGATTACGGCAATTGAGGGGTTAAACCCTGGGAGGGAACGGTGGACTTAGCAGAGAGCAAAAGACTACAGGCGGCAATGAGCGATACAGCGACAGACGCCCACGACTACACCAGCGAGCGCATCAAGAACTCACATGGCTGGCTCATTGCCAAGGTGGAGGAGTTGGCGGAATTGGTAAAAGAAATGGTGACGAGTGCCGTAAACGTCCAACAGGGCGCACGCGACATGGTCAAGTTTTCCGATGACAGGGCGCTTGAGTACAAGCATGAAGTGGATCGACAGAATGTGTTGATTTTCGACCTTCGCCAACAGGTGGAGTTCTGGTCAAAAGACGAACCGGCGGCAGAGGCAGAGGCGGTGCGGCCATGAGCGGAGCGTCAACAGACACGGGCAAAATCACGTTTCTCGGGCACAAAGAACAGACGGCCAAGGATTGCGAAGGGGTTGCTGAGATGCTTGTCACTCTCGCCAAGGATGTGCGCGAGGGGAACATGGCAGCGTTTGAGGGGTTCTGGTTCCAGGGAGGGACAGAGGAAGGCGATGCGCGAATATTGGAACTTCGGGAGCGGTTGCTGCTCCGGTATCTTCACCGTCAAGAACAGGTGGTTTAACGGAATCGAGCTGCCACGCGCAGCGGGACCAGCGAGGGGTTAAACCCTGGCGAGGAGGAATGGTGAAGGAAGCAGATTTCAGGAAAGAGCTTGTAAAAATCATGCCTGGGTATGAGTGGACAATCCACACGACTCCCCGCTGTTCGGTGGGCAGATACCTCAGCGCCACCGGCATTCAGTCGAGCGGGTTCAACCGACTGTCTACCCTGCATGTGCTGAGGCGGAAATTCGGCAAAGAAGACATGATCGAGTACGAGGTAAAAAGCTCCGGTTATGGCAAAAGGACACCGTGGCTGTCCACGGCCACGCGGATCACACTTGCGCAGGCGTTACGTGCTCTGCAAGATCACTACGAGCATATGGCCGCGACCTACGGGGGCCACGCTCGCGATTTGCGAGATGCACGTAAGGCAGCAGCAGAGGCGGTGCGGCCATGAGCAACGAGGTTTTCCGATTTGGGGCTGAAAGGGTCAGGACTACCGCAGGAATAAAGAGGGGTCTGTCATACCAGGATGAACGGGATAGGGTGGCAAAGGCCCACGATTGCTTCGACGGGATCGTGATATTGGACTGGCAGGACAGCGGGAAGCAGTCACAGTGCAGCATACGCCAGTTTTTAAAGCGGTTCAGTTACCACGGGAACGGCCATTCGGTTTAACTACTTATTATCCCAGTAACCGGCGGGATATCCGCCTAGGGCGATCAACTGGATTGCCGTGTGATTGCCGCCGGTTGACCGGGATAATGAAAATGCAAATGCCGCCAGGGCGGTCAACTAAGAAGGAGGTAGGGCATGTTTTGGGGAGGCGCAGCGTTTGGGGCGTTTGTGGTGCTGGCATTGATCGCGGCGGGATTGGGTGTCATTTCCTGGCAGGTTGCCAAGGAGAGGAGGAAGGAAGAGAAAGAACCGCTGAACCACAAGAAGTATTGGGAGGAGAGCCTTGAGGTTCAGAGCCGGAATGCCGAGACGTTCGAGCAGATCCTGACTGTGCTCGACAACTGGAAACGGTGACGCTATGAAATAGCTCCAGACGCAAGAAAGCCCCCGAGTCATGTTGACCTCGGGGGCTTTTCTTTTGCCTGCTTAGAAATCAGGTAAAGGGAAAGCCAGAATTCCACGGATCGCCGTAACCTGGCCCGCTGTCCGCAGCGTCCTACCCGTGTAACTCCCATCGACTACGTTGTTGTGTATTCCGACATCCACCGGGGCGTTAACGGGCGCCTGAAGGCTCGTATAGGCAGCAAAGACCCCCCTGGTAGTTGTCACGGTCCAGTTACTAGAACCGTCGATCCAATCAGCCGCCTTCGCAGATCCAACGTAAACCCCTGCGTCTCGATACTCGGTTATGACCGGGGCGTCGTTCCCCCCTCCCTCTCCGCATCCGGCAACGAGTAGTAAAGCAGTGCAAATAATTTTCTTCATGATTCCTCCTCTAAATGGCCGCCAACCTTAAACCGATTGCCACGAATTGTAAATGAAGAAAGGCCCGGACAAGCATGTTAACTCGCCGGGCCTTCCTTCATTCATTGATTAGGTGCGGGGATTCTTGATGATCTCGTCTACCGTTATGCGGAGGTGGGTATATTCGGGATCATCCTCGTCTTTACCCTGCACGATGGTGCGGGTGCCTATGGAGATTGACTTGCCCCGGCTGTTCTCAATCTCCACGAATCGAGTGTGGCCCGGCCCCTCTTCGACCAGGATGATGTTAATGGCGATGCCCCTGGCGGGTTCCATCTTATCGAGCTGGGCCATTAGACTGAGGCACTGAGCGGCTAGTCGGTATTCGTGCGAGTCCTGCTGCCTAAGCATACCCCGAGTGTTCTTGATTCTTTCCAGTTCTTCCCTAGTAAACGTCATGCTGCCTCCCTTTCCGGCGGTATTGCTTCCGGCGTCATTCCTGCCTGGATGGTTCTCATGGTAAGATTCCAAGCGTCCGCCCAGTAGTTGCACATTTCGTCCGAAACCTTCTGCCCGCTCCCCTTCACCAAGTCGAGGATGGCAGCAGAGACGGCGGCAAGTTTCCGGGCGTTGCGGGACTTCTCCGGTAACTGCTTTTCCATCTGCATGAGCACCATCATCCCCAGCGAGGCGCCAAGGGTGACAAGCTCCGCGTTGTCGAACTCCTCCTGCTTGGGCAGCTCATTGAATATCTTGACCTGAACTTCCCGGTACGTTACCCGCTTCCCCACCATCACCCGCTCGTAATACTTTTTCATGCCGCCTTTCTCCCTTCGGTCAGTGCCATGATGCCCGCCGTGATGATGTCCCTGATCGCTTCGCTTTCCTTCTGACCCCGGTACTCCGCCGTCATCTTGATCTGCTCCAGCGTCTCAGGGTCGAGCCTCAAGCCGATCCGTGATGTCTTCTTGACTTTCATGCTAACCTCCGAATTTCATCTTGCCGTCCGTCTTGCCGTCATCAATCCAGGTGAACCGCCTTACTATCACCCGTGTGGATTTTTGGTGAATGATCCCCTTCGCCTGCATGTCCCGGATGGTATCGAAGGCCGTCTTGATCTCAGACAGGCAGAGTTCGAGCTTTTCAGCGGGGACGTGCCCCAGGTCTTCAAACTTGGTGAGGATGTAGCGCGGCGGGCTCTCCTCTCTTGCTTTCTGCAACGTGAACTGTCTGAATCCCTCTATGAGTCTTCCGAAAAATGGCATGTTAACTCTCCTTCTTGAGTAACAGCTTCTTACCCTGGCAGCTCCGGCACTGGGACTCCCTGTGCGCTTCAAACTCTTGGTAGCCCGTAGTGTCGCAGTCGTAGTTGTCGCGGATGTCTCGGGCGAAGGCTTCCAACTCCTCTATGCGGTCCTCGGCGGTCGTCAGCTTCTCACACACCGTGAACACGTCCGCACTGTGCGCGTTGCACTCCAAGCGGTAGGTTTCCAACAGGCGGTTGTGGTTCTTCCGCCGTTCCTTGATGTCGGACACCAGCCCTTTGATCTTCGTCAGAACTTCACTCCAGGGTGCCGACTCCTCCATGCCAAGCTCTTTCTTGATGAGGTTGAAGAAGTCGGCGGCCTGCTGCGTGTTGTCCTTCGCGCACTGCTTCCAGTAGGCCACCCCCCGATGCAACTCCTCCTTCTGCATGGCGAGGTTCTGGATGACCCTTTCCACTCCCCGGCGCTCCTTGTCCCGCGCCTCGACGTAGAGCTGCTTATTCGCCTCGTTAAGTCGAGCCTCAAGCTCATCCATCTTGGCTGCCGCATTGCGGGCGTTGACTGCCGCTGAGCGGTGAGCCTCGTCAATGGCTTCCTGCCGGCACTGTTTCAATGCCCGAATCTGGCAGTCGCGGTAGCCGATGGTCGTTTTCAGCTCCTCTATCTCGTTTTCCAGTAACTCGTTGTCCCAAGGGTTCTTGCCGATGTAGAAGCCGATGCTCGGCCTGTGGTCGTTGAGCCATTTCACTGTCACTGCCTTAGCCAGTCTCTTCATGTTAACGCCTCCTCCCCATCCTGCTCGGCGTCAAAGTGCATTTCCGATGTCGCCACGCACTCCTCAAAGATGATCCCCATTTCCGCGCACAGGTGCCGCAAGTCGGTGAGCAAGTCCGTGATGTCTGCGGTCAGGTCTTCCTGGTCGTATTCTCCCAGCGCCCTTGCTGCCCGCTCGGATCTTCCTTCGTTTGATAGATCGCTCATGTTAACGCTCCCCTTTTTGGACTTCCTGGGCAATGAGGTATCCGGTCCAGAGCAGCATAAGCAGGCTCCAAAACATCCACCCCGTGCGGGCCATCAATAACTGGTCCCGTAGGTTGACAAGCTGTAATGCGAAAATACCGTACAACGGACCCACCCACGTTGCTTTGACCTTATTCCACGCGATAACGACTCGCACCGGACCAGCTATCAAGTGCAGCAGTTTGAGTCTGGGAAATTCTGCCTGCGTGTGGACATGCGCGGAAAGCAGATAGGTAGCTTTGAAGCCGTGGTCATCCTTGATCCACCATGCCGGATCTTTCCAGTTTGCTACGTTGGCGGATATTGCGTGATTCTTCGTCGTGAGCAACTTCATGTTAACTCCTCCTCTTAAGATAAAATTTCATAATGTTGCCCTTGACTCAAGCCATGCGTTAAGCTCCGATTGAAGCCAGCCCACGGCACCCCCTGTCAGCTTCCGGCGTTTCGGGAACTGTCCCGTTTTCTCCATCCTCCATACGGTCGTATATGAGATCCCCACTGCATCCTTGATATTCTTCGGGCGGACTATGCTGTCGTTGGCTGGAATTATCTTTTTAGATGGCGGGTCGTATGAGGTTGGTTGCTTGGCTGTGTCGGCTGCTACCTTTGCAAACTCAACCCTTACAGCATCCATGCAAGACGAAATAACCGACTCGATTATTGGAGCATAGGCATTTCTACTTATAGCCGTTGCAATTCTTACCAAAATAGCCTCGCCCCACTCGTTCATTGCCATGTTAACGCTAGAGCAAACAAGCCTACAATTTTCGGGATAGTACCCGATTGCATTGTCTATACGGTCTAAGCTTGGCATCCAAGGGCGTCTCACGCATGACGGGATACGTTCATCCGAGAACGGGATGCCTGTAACAGCACAAATTCCATTGCTTTTGAAGATTAGATCTTCAAAATCATCGACACTCAGTTGAAAAGATATGCTTCTCGCCTCGGCATTTTTTCTTGCTGTCACATACAGCTTCGTAAATAGTTTCCTCATTGCGACCAACTCCTCCTCTTGATTGTTTTTTTCAACTTAACTGGGTGGAAGGCCAGATAATTCGATCCGGCACACCTGGTACAGCAACGCTCACCTTCAACGGTTCCGTCTGCATCGTGTCCGCATTTCATTTTCATGGCTGCCTCCATTTAATCGCTTTAGGCTATCAGCAGGGACGGCATGTATCCGGCCTGGTCCCTGACCCAAGGGGTGTACTGTGCGAAATCGCAGGACTTGTAAAACCGACCGTTGACCCACCGCGCAAAATGCTTCAGCCTCATGTCGCTGTTCTGATTGTAGATCATGACGTAAGGCGAGATATTCATCTCCACCAGGCGCCGGACCCGATACATATCCTCCTCAAAAGTCGTATCGAATCCGACAAGGGTGAAGCAGAGATGCTTCCACGCCTTTACATGCTTCAAGAGTGACCCGATCCCCTCCATCACCTTTTGCTCGAACGGCATAAGATCCCATGCGTAATGCAGTGACCGCAGATGCTTGACTTCTGACAGTGCCTTGGCAATCTCAGGGGTGACAAACCGCACGTCGATCCCCTGGGTAATGTCCAGGGTCAGGTTCCGTTCTTTGCACTCGCGCAGCTTCTCCAGGCAATCAGGATCGGAAGTCAGATTGTTGTCTAAAAGGATCAAGACATTTGACCGCGGATTCAGCAGATCCCCGATGGAACCGACCGAATGAAGGGCGCCCTCCTTCTTCGGCACAGCACAGAAGGCGCAGGATCTGACGCATCCCCTCGTTGTGAAGCCGATACCCGCGTCTAGGAGCGTTTGGCATTTCTCCTGTTTTGATGTCGCCTTCATGATCCCCTTCAGCCTCGGAAGGATGTCTTTCATCTGGTAAAGGTCGAAATCCGGCTGGCAGCTCTCCACGTTAACAGGGAGGGTTTTCGTCAAGTCCCAGCCAGTTCCCCCGAACTCGACCTGCGGGAAGATACCTGCCAGTCTCTCGGCTTTCGCCCTGTTCTTGGAAAAGATGACGCTGCAAAACACCTTGTCTACGTCGCTGGGTTTGAAGTCGTTCAAGAGGACCGTTGCGCCCTGCTCCTTGTAGTAGGTGGAAAGCTTCATGATGGCGAGATTCGGTATCCGCCCATCAAAGTCGATCAGTCCTATTCGCATTTTCATTCCCTCCGGTTTGATGGTTCAAGTCACACCCCCAAGCGTTAACCTGGGGGCGATCCTTCAAGCATCAAGCCTTTGCGGACGCAATGAGCGCGTTGAGTTCTGCCGGTATGATGGCGGGCAAGGTGTTGATGAGTTGCCCCATGCCTTCGGTAAACTCGGCACTCTCCGGCCAAACCTCGTTTAGCTTCTTGACGGTGTTAACGGATGCCAGTAATGATGAAACCTTGTTTCTCAGCGCGTGCTTCTCTTTCTCGATGGCCTGCTCTTTCAGTTGGGTAGCGTAAAAGGCGATGGTCTTAGCGTCATCATTCTCATAGTTGGCAGCGGTATGGCGGCTGTGGTTGTTGGAAACCCTGCGCTGGCTGGAAAAATTGACGTAAACATATCCGGTACTGGACGCCCCAAACTGAACCCGCAAGCCTGATGTATCCGGCAGGTATCCGGCAGGGAGCGCCTCCATTTTCTGTTTAAGCGGGCCAGAGTAAAGGCTGTCGTAAACCATGTCGCCAAGAGCTGTTTTCTCGGCAGCCACCTCTGCGTCCCTGGCGGCGAAGGCGGACGTGATAACGCGGTTCCTGATAAGAGTCCTTCTTTCTTCGGTCAGTCTGATTGGTGCGCTCATGCGGTGAATCTCCTTTTTGTGGTAGTGGGCGCCAGATCTCTCCAGCGCCCCGTTAAGGTTAGAACAGACAAAGTTGAGCCATTACAGCTTTCACCCTGGATACGGGTGCTTTCGATTGCGTTTTAGGCGGTGCGTCCAGGCGGTGCGCGGGGTAAATTCTGATTTTGTCGTCTTCAGGTGAATACGATGCCGAATGTGGTGTTAACATGGTCCATCCTCCTGTCTGTTACGGTAGGCGCCTTGGGTTCAGCCTTGGCGCTGTCTGGTTCCGTTCGTGCTCCTCGATAATGTTCTTGATGCTCTGCGGCGTGTAGTGCTCGATGATCTCCGTCAACGTCATTCTGCTTCGCGCCATACAATCACCGCCCCGATTAGAATTGAGATACCTACCACCGCCCAACCTGTTAACATTGGTTTCCTCCTGTCCTGTCTGGTTGACTGCTCAAGCGAAGGGCCAAGCTTGTTAACTTGGCCCTTCTATCAGCGGTCAACGATTAATCCTGTTTCTTGTCCTCGTAAAATTTGCCGTCCTCGTCCACGCGATACCAGACGCCAGGCTTAAGCTTGCCGTCACTGCCATCGCCGCACCCGGTTTCTGCGCACCGCATTTCCGCCCGTTCCTCAGCCTTGTTCCACCATGCCATCGCAATGCAGCCATACTTCCCTGCTTTGGCGCGACTATTGAGACCGGCGCATACTGCGGGTGAGCAGTCGCCCGAGGTGGCCGCGCTGCTGGAGTAGCCCGAGGTGGCCGCGCTGCTGCAGTCGCCCGAGGTGGCCGCGCTGCTGGAGTAGCCCGAGGTGGCCGCGCTGCTGGAGTAGCCCGAGGTGGCCGCGCTGCTGGAGTAGCCCGAGGTGGGTCTGGTCTTATCCGTTTCTTGTGGCGCTTCCGTTACCGTTGTCGCTTGCGTCGTCATTGCACTTCCTCCTTGTTGTTGGTCCTGCGAGTTAACAGCATAATTTCAATCAAGACGTAGATCACGCCAATGATGAAAAGCCGTGCCTGTATCCAGTTGGTTGCAGCGTCCACTATTCCCCCTTGGCTTTGGCGATCTTTGCTTGTGCGGTGAGAACGGCATCGAGAGTAAGCCCCGTTACCCCTCCGTGGCACTGGAGACATTCAATCAGGGTTTCCAGCGCGGACAGCAGTTCCGGTGCGGCGACGATCAGGGCGGCGTTAGCTTTTCCCTCATCAAGACGAAAGTGTGACAAGTCACGCACTACGGCTACGGCCCGGCCCGAACCAAATACTGTGCATTCTTGGTTTCCGTGTCCCATTGCTTCCCACGGTCCCGGTGTGTGTTTGGTGTTGCTCATGGTGTCCCCCTGGCTAGATGGCGAAAATGACCTTATGGCCCTTGTTCCTGATGCTCTGCAATTCCTTCGCGGTGACGGTGTAGCGCCTGTCTTTGACGATGATCCGATACATGGTTAATCCTCCTGTCTGTTGGTTGATTGAAGCGTGAAGCGATACCGCCAAGCTGTTAACTTGGCGGCTCTATCAGGGTTCAATATGGGTCTGTCGGGTTGTCGATAGTGGTCAATCTGGCTGCCTGCTCCTCAACCCACCGGGCGCTCCCCTCTGGTGTGCTGAAGACTGCCAGACCGCTTGCAGCATAGGCGGCGGGGATGTAAAGCCCGTATTCCTTTTGCTCCTCCTGGCTCATGTTGTCGGGTGCTCCGTATCTCCCGCCCCGGTTGTTGTAGTTTCGTTCCAGGACGGCGAAGGTTAAGCGGCGTAACCATGCCGGATGTGCCAGGGCAAAAGAAATTGAGTCAATCGACAGCGGCGACATCCCAAAGCTAACAAGCATTTCCTGGCGTTTATATTCCCCAGCGTCCGCGCTCCATACCCCCACGGTTAACTCAACGATGTTTGTAGGGTCGCGTTGTAGCGTGTCGATCAAGGCAACAATGGCGGCGCCTCGGTTGTAAATCTGTTGGACCGGAATTGAGCCCGAATAGTCCGCGGCGACAGCGATTCTAACCACTCGCTTTGCAGTAACCTCTGTGGGGCGCATCCAGCATTCCGGTAAGCCTTCGACCACGGAGCCCACGTCGAAAAAATCACCCTCAACGTCCCATTGATACTCAAGATGTTTCTCTGTCTGCGCCTTCTCGATTTCCCTTAGCCGGTCGGAAACGCTTGACGCTGCCGCCGTCCATCCGTGGGTGATAAGTCGAACCATCTCGCCCCAGCTTTTGCAGCCGGTGTCGTTCTCCGTTTCATGCTGAGAGTTGCAATACCTCAAGTCCGCCGTGTCACCTATCCATTCCATTACGTCTGTGATGCTGTCAAACTCCTGTCTGATAAAACCAAGTGCTTTTGTCTCTTTCATAGTCTCCCCCGGTAAGATTGAAAGTTGAAACGACCGGCACAAAGTATAATGTTAACTTTGTGCCGCCTATCATCGTTCTATCTATGCGGCCCACTTCATTGCTGTTCCTGTTGCGTTCTGTATCTTGGTTTTAATGTCCGCGCTAATGCCTTTCCAAATAATCATGTTTTCAACTTCATCCTGTGAGAAACCAGCTTTTAACAGCTTTGCACCCTTGTAACTTGCGCGGGGACTGATAACCATGCGCTCTTTCAAGTCAAAAGCTGCTTTACGGTACATCTGCACCCGTCTGCACCACTGGTCGTTTCCAGCCAGTAGCCGCTCTAGCTCTTCGTCATAGTCAAAATCGACAACTGCAAAGCGGTCCAGGCTGGCGGCGTCTAGCTGGTTGCGGCCTACATACTGCCGGTCGGCGCCTCTCCCGTAGGTGTTCATGGCACAGACGCAAACGAAGTCGGCGTTAACTTCAATCATCCCGTCCGGGAAGGCTGCGAGGCTGTTTGAAAGGATCGCGTTTAAGATGGTCAGCACGTTGGCGTTGCCTGCGTCCGCTTCGTCTAGGAGGAAAACCCCGCCATACTCCACGGCGTCCCTTAGCTGCGTCCGGTTGTATTTGCCGTGGGCGTCGATGAAGCCTAAGAGGTCGGTCTTTGTCGTCTGCTGTCCGACACTGATGCAGTAAAACTTCAACCCCATTGCCTCGGCTGCCTGATGCGTTGCGTGGGTCTTTCCAGATCCAGCCGGACCGACTAGCATGTAATGCTCACGGGCTGCGATGATCTTGCAAAGCGTGGGGAACATCTTGTGTTGCACTCCTGCCTTGATAACTTCCTTGCCAGGGATGACAACCTCAAAGCGGCGGGTATTGCTGTCGATAACTTCCTTGACGATCTTTCTAACCCGTTCCTCGTCAAACACAGCCACGACCGGCGTTGCTCCCGCTGACCCCGTATCTATCCATGTCCCGTTGTTGATGTAGTCGGTAAGCTGTGCGCGGGTCCATTTGGTTCTAAGGTCCGTTGTGGGTAGCCCTGCCGCTTTCGCCTTGTCCGCTGCCGCCTTCCGCAACTCTTGCACGCTGGCCTGGCTCACCTCGTCGCTGCTCATGTCCTCGCTCCCCTCGATTGCTTCCGTCTCTTCATTGAATGTTGTGATAACCAGATGGGCCTCTCTCGCTCCGTCTGCCAGTCCAGCGTTGTAGGTGTAAAACTTCTCCGCTTTGTCCTTACCAACAACGCTTGGCTTCCAGTGCTCCCCGCTCCAGTGCGTATCTGTCAGATACCGCTTTTCCCTGTCGTTCTCCGCCTCGGCTACCCAATAAGGGAGCCCCTTCTTCTTGCTGGTAAATTTCACGATCTTCATGGCTGCATCCTCCTACCAAGTTGGTTGACATTGAAAGGCTCGATAAACCCGCCGGACCTTTCAGCCTGGCGGGTTGCTCCATCCTTTCAAGCTGTCATTGCCTCGCGCATCATGGCGCAGTATTCGTGAGTTAACAGCAAGCCCTCTTCCATAAAATCCTCAACTTCAGCGATTGTGACCTTTTCCATGTCTAGTTCCCCCTGTCTGCTTGTGGTTGGCTGCAAGTCGATAAGCGCCGAAGCTTTTACACCTCGGCGCTATCATCTCGATTCCTACCTGTCTGTCTGTTCTCACCCTGTCACGGTGCCCTATCGCTTGTCCCCTTCGCCCTGGTAACTCCGCTCACCTCATTGACGGTATGCCGTCCTCGTTGGGCCTGCTGGCTGTGGGGGTCAACGCTATTCAGTTGTCAAAGATCCGGTTCCTGCGGCGCTGTGCCAACCACGCAAAACAACCTTAAACGAGTTAACGCAACTTTGCAAGAAGTTTTGTTCAACAAAGTAGGATTTTTATTCGATGAAATCTAAGACTTCGATAAGCTGCTAAATTGTTTGCACTCTCTACCTAAAATATATACTGAAGAGGAGTATATACTATACATAAAAGACCTGTCTCTCCGAGTCCTTTATACCTGCCTTGTGGTTGATGGAAGGGAAAAGAGATAGAAAGGGTTCGCGGTCGGCGTGCCTCGGGCCTTTTTCGCATGGCGTGAAATCGTGATCGGTCAGGGCGTCGGCTGCCCGGTCAATCCAAGTTAACTTGCTGCCCGATGCCTGCCAGAATGCCCGAATTGCACCCCTTTTGCCTGGCCTTGTCCCCTTTTCCGTCCCCCTTCGCCTTGCTCCCCCTCTCAAGTACCTGTTATTCATCAAGTTAACTCGGCACAGCAAAGGTTTATCCATCCTTGGCGCACCGTATCGGCTCCATGCCCAGCCGCTCCCAGCCCCGGTGCTCCAACAGCACCCGGGTGCCGCCCCCTTCGGCGCGGAAGCTCAACTCCAGCTCGGTCGGCGGATAGGGCTTCTTGTTGGGCTTCCAGGCGATCACCAGCCTGGCCGGCGGGTCCCAGACCATGATCCTTCCCCACGACAGCAGCTCACCGCTGGACAGGCGCTCCAGCACCTGCCCGTCGACCCGCGGCTCCATCTCCACCCCCACCGGGGTCACCCCGGGAAGCTCCTCGTCCACGGCGCGCGAGTGGCTGTCCAGGGGCCACCAGTTGGACAGGCCCTGCGTGAACACCCGGAAAGCCTGCTCTACGGAGCAGCGCACCACGATGCTTCTTCGAATCGGCTCCAGCTTCAGGCTCATCGCCGTCCTCCTTTCTTTTCCGCGCTTTCCTTGAAGGCCGCCAGGGCCGTGTCCCAGAACAGCTCCAGG